CTGTGTGACGCGCCAGCCGATGACGTTGCCAAAATCATCCTCGGCTACAATCGGATCCACATCGTCGGGGCGCAGTACCGTAATGGTCAGGTCGGCGTTGACGACCAGGAAGCTGTCAGCCTGTTTGAGCGCAGACCGAAACGCTTTGAGAATGTCGGCGTGGCGTGTTGACCACCAGTTGTCGAGTGCCTCCTGGCTGGTCTCGCTCTCGCATTTCCACTCCGGTGGCCGGCCAAGCGTCCAGGCGCTAATTTTGCTAACTAGCGGCTTGATAAAAAGCCCGCTGATTTCCAGCCCACGCACCTGGCAGTAGTAGGCTCGTCGATACCAATCATAGTCCACACGCCCCCAATCGTTGGTGGGGCGGAACATAGACCGGCGCATGGTCATCACCGTTGACCGCACGGTGCGACTCACCACGTTGCTGGACGTGGTGAAGAACTCGCGTACACGGCCCACTATGCGGCGGATGATGTTTGGCTGTGTGATCATGCGGCTATCCTCCGCACGGCGGTGCGCGTGCCGGCCCCGGGTCGCACCTGATACACGCTCGCCTGGCGCATAGCGGTAATGCCCTGGTTGGCTTGCCAGCGGGCCAATGCACGGGCGATCACCGTGTCATCATGCAAGCCTTCCGGCGCGCTGTACTGACTGCGGCCGGTAATGGCGCTCACCTTGCGCTCATAGGCTTCAAGCTCCGCCGTCCATATCGGATCGGCTTGGAATTGCCACTCGGCACGCTCGAAGCTCAGCGCCAAATTCTCAATGAGCGGCGGCTTGCTGCTGGCGGTCGTCTCAAATGCGATCACCGGCAATCCGTCCCGCTGAAGCATCTCGCGGTTCGGCTCGCCAATACTGTTGGATTCGGCCAGTATTTCATCAACCCCCCACAGTTCGTAGAGCGCCTTTAGCCGGTCGCGCTGAAACGTGTAGTCGATTTTGTTGAACCGGTCGCGCGCAATTTCTATTTTGCAATCTACACAGCCGATACTGGTGCAGGTAAAATCATTTTGTTTGGCCCAGTCCAAGCCGGCGACAATGCGGTGGCCAGCGTGCGCTTCTGGGGTAGTGGCCGGCGCTTTGGTGCAGTTGGCGATATTCCTGAAAACAATTCCTTCGCCTTCTAGGAATTGTGCGAGATATTCTTGCTCAAATGTCAGTTCCGGTAATGATTGCCTGGCGGCTTCAATCTCACTAGCGGGAATGTACGGATTGCCGCTAGTGGGCAGTTGCCACGATTGCCATTCTGGATCGTCGCCAAGCCCACGCTGCCACAGCCGCCAAAACCAATTACGGCCGGCCGGCGTGCTGAAAAACATCGCTTTGCCTTGCCGGTCGCTGAGTGCCGGACGTAACGCTTCCGTCCAAACTTCCTCTACCGCAAAGGCGCACTCGTCAATCACCACGAAGTCCAACCCTTCGCCGCGGAGCGTGTCGGGATTGTCTGCGCTGCGCACTGTTACTTCGCCGCCGCCCGGTAGAATGACCTGGCGGTCAACCTTCGAGACTTGCGCTCCAATCTGCATACTGAGTTGACGCAGCGGACGCCAGCCCACCTCAGTCATTTTGTAGGTTGGAGCAACCCACCAGGCACGGCCACCCCGCGCAGCCACGTCTAAGCATTCGTTGACGCCCAGTCGAGTTTTTCCCCAACGTCTTCCCGCGGCCAAAACTTTAAAACGCGCCGGGTGTTTATGCACTTCCGCTTGTCCCGGATGGGGGCGGGCGTTAATTTGTATCGTTGTTGTCGTCTGTTTTGCCATCGCCCCAATTCACCGCCACAACTTTATGCGTAAGGTCAACTTTCTGCCGATTGCCCCATTTGTCGGGATGGCGACGCTCTAGCCACCATGCTTTGGCCTGCCAGTTTAGTGGGCCGGCGCGCAGTTCGATCAACGTACTTTTTTCGACTTCGGCCATTGCTTTTTTTATGGCGTCCGAAAATTCCACAAAATTAACCGGCTCGATGTCGGATTGCCATCCTCTTTCTCCGCGCCGTACCCAATCGTAAAACGTGTTTTTGCTCAAGCCAACGTAATCGCAAACCGTCTCAACAAAGTTTCCTTCGCTGAGTAGCTTGACAATCTCCGCCTGTAACTCTGGTGTCAGCTTGCTGGGTCTACCTGCCATTATGTCAAACTCACCGTATACGCTTTCCCGGCCAGCAGAGCGCGCAACTGTGCGGCGTCGGCCGGCGTCATTTGCGACTCAAGCAGCAAGCGCACCATCTCAAGTTCCGGGACCGGCGGGTCCACCACGGGCGGCGCTTGCCAATGTGGTTGGATGCCAGCCACCGGCAGCGGACTGCCCCAGCACACCGGCGCACCTTCCGTCCAAGCCGCGGTGCGATCTAGCTGCACCGTGTTAGTCGCGTAGTTGACGCCGGTCACCTCGTAACGCTCGTCGCCGACGAAAATTACCTCCGCCGGCAGGTCCTTACGGCCAAGCCAGTCCGTGAAGTAACTGGCGTCAATGACGGGTAAATCGCGCCCGCCGCCGCCTTGCCGCGTGGTAGTGAGCGGAACACCCGGCCCGGCATCGACCCGGTTGCCGCGTACATCGGCGTTGGCCGGCATATTGATCAGGTCGCTACCGCCGTGGCCGTAAACCAGATTGTTGACGATGGCCAGCCGCCCGCCACCGTTTTGGTTACCGATGCCATAGCCGGCCCAAATCGTTCCGTCTGACGAATAGTTGTTATTGGCAATCAGGTTGTGGACAATCTTCCATCCAGGCTGCGAGCGGATGCCGCTGCAATTGTCCTGAATGTCGTTATTGCGGATTAGCACATAGCCGCTAGATGCATGCGCGCCCTTGCCAATGCTCTGGTTGGCATTGTGATTCCAGCCGTCCAACGGCCCGTTGTTGCTCCCCGCGATGCGCGTGATAACGTTGCCGTCGATGACCACCAACCCCGCGCCCTTCAGGTCGATGGCGTTTTCACCATGATCGCGGATAGTGTTCTGGTAGATGATGGTGCCCAGGTTCGACACGTCCGCCGCTTTTGCGTCGTCAGACAGGTCGAAATTCTGCATGAACTGGATACCATCTTCGATATACGAGCGCTCCAGCAGGTTGTAGGCGATTAGCAAGGCACGCACCACACCGTAAGATGTGCCAACGACGATATTGCTCTGGTAGGTAGGACCAATGACGTTATTGCGGATAGTGACGCCGGTGCTTTTTGGGCCTTTGACATGGATACCCTTCGTCATACCACTGATGCGGCAATCCTGCACCGTTACGCCCGGCGCTTCGATGATGACGCCGAAATCGTTATAGGCTTTGGCTTTCGTAATGTCGCCTTCGCGGGCGAATGTCAAGCCGCTCAGGGTTGTATTGGCGGCGCTGGGGTAGATGAGCAGCCAAGCCGGTTTGTCACCGCTGACGGGTTTGGCCGGACCGACGAAGACGGGCGGGTGCCCGCTGGGCGCGCCAGGCACAGACTGTAACGTCAGGCCGGGGCGACGGATAGCATACTCGCCGGGGTATTCACCACCGCGTAGAGCAACCACATCGCCGGGGGTGGCGGCGTCGAGCTTGGCTTGCAGGTTGATTGGCGTTGCTTCGATTATGGCCATTAGGGTGTGCGCACTCCATCCAAGCGCCGGTCGATACGATCAAACTGACGTTCAATTTGCGTACCCAGCAAATCAAATTGTCTCACAATCACACCAGACGAGATGGTGAGTGCAAACAAAAAAATTACCGCCATGAGCGCTAGCACTATCCATTGGTGATTTTGCGCTCTCCTCTAATCCATAATGTCATCCTGGTTTTGGCGCATTTTGTCATCAACATAGCGCCTCCACTCCCCGCGATCAGCGTGGATGATTTGGTCATGGCCAACAAAATCGCGACCCGCTTCTACATCGCGCCCGATGCCGGTCCCGCCGCCGGTTTGGATCGTAGCCAGTAGCACCGCGCCGGCAATCCACGGAAAAAATTCATTCATCTGCAAAATCCTGAATTGCCGGTTGCCCGGCTCCGTCCAAATTCAGGCGTCCGGCGTCGTCAGCGAGTCGTCAGTTTTGCCACAAAACGTCCAGTAGTCACACAAAAATACGATAGCAATGAGGGCCAACCAATGCTACAATTTACACAGCCGGCGGATTCGTCCCCGCCGGTTAGGGCTGCCGTGGTTGCACACGGCGGTCCGTCCGAAAAATGAAAAGGGCGCACTGACATTGGAAAAATCCCAACATCAATGCGCCCTGCTTTCGCTTTGCGCGCCTTGATTATTTTTTGCTTCTACCTGGCTGATCGGCGGTGGCCATTCGATGCGCGCCTGCTCTCGCTTTGCCGCGACATGAATAATTATCTTGAAGCCGCCAGGTTCGGCGTATCGGTCAATAAGTTCGGGCCATTCGGCCCGCAACCTCATCAGAATGGCCAGCAATAATGCGTCTGGCTGTCGATCATCCATCCCTCACCGCCTAGTCTACACCAACTTTACAAAAAAATCAATAACGAATATAAAATTATCAATTATCGTCGTTTTTCGCCTCCATCGCCATCCGCAGATCCGCGACCGCCGCCTCTGGCGTCATGGCCCCCGCACTCAGGGTCGGGTTGTCGCTGTGGCGCGCAAGCCAGCATTGCCCGGTCCAGCGAACGGTGTAGCCGGGGGTGGCGAGTTCAGCGCGCAACCGTTCGCATTCCCGACTTAGACCGTTGTCCTCGCAGACGATTGTTAGCGTCTGACCTGGCTGTATCTGTGTGGTTCTGTTCATTGCCTCACCATCCTCCACCATTGCGCCGTCAGCCGATACACCTCATACTTCGCCGCCTGTCGTTCCGCCGCCGCGCATTTTCTGGAATTAGTCGAACTTTCACATATCCCCCCCGTTAAGAAAATTGTAAGGACTTATTTTCGTTGCTTTTTCGTATAGACATGCTAATTACACCTATAGTTACAGGTTACAGATAGTTACGTGTAATTCAATATATTCCTATATGAGATTAAATATTGAAAATAAGGTAAAATGGCCGTAACTTTGCGTAACCTGTAACTATTTCGAGTTACGGTTACACTACGTGTAACCGGTTCTACAGGTGTATTTTGGCCTCTGGTTACAGGTTACGCAAAGTTACACTGTTTTCAACTTATTTCTGAAATTAGTTAACTTTGATGCCCTCATAGCCTCTCACGGTCTTTCCATGCAGTTTGACTACCTTGTCATGCAAGCCTTTTCGTTTCAGGCTCTGCGAAAACGCCTTCTGTTGTTTGGCGGTCACGCCGTTGGTCTTGCACCATTCGGAATAATTAGGATACAGCGACGCGTTGGCGGCGAAGTGATGGCTGCCAAGCTCGCACTTTTCATCAATCCATGCTTGCACGTTGTCTAGTTCAGATCGCTGGGCGTGTTTGGTTTTCGCTCCCGCATCTAGTTCGGGCAGTCCGTTTTTGCCCAGGAGATTCCAAAATTTTGCGCCTTCGATAGCCCAGGCCAAAACACCTTCAAGCACTTCTCGCGAACGCATTCGGGCTTTTAATTCTTTGTCCTCTTGCCCCTGGTGAGAGTGTGGAAATTCAACGACCCGAATACGCCCCCATGCGGCATCATCGTCAGGGTCTGCGTTGACCGGCTGATTCGATGACAACCATATTTTGAATTGAGGTCGATAGTTAAAGTGTGTCTTGTGTTTATAGGCGCAATAGATTTCGTTGCCACCCGTAAGCGCCTTTACTTTCGCTTCGTTGAATCGCTCATAGGTATTTGACTCGCTGGCAGCCAGGAACCGGCAAGGCTTGAGCGGTGCAAGGTCAAAATTCTGACTGTCGCCACTGCGCTGCGCTGTGAATGTAGCGAAGTTAATTTCTTTTGCTAATGGAGAACCCAGTAACGCCAACATTGTCTCTGTGAATGTCCCCTTGCCGCTGCGAGGTGGCCCAAAGAGATAAAAAAGCACTTCCTCCCGTGTGTGACCCGTGAGCGAATAGCCAATAGCCAGTTTCAGCCAAAATGCAACATCCGCACTGCCGACGGCATCGGTAAGCCAGTCAACCCAAAAACTTTGGTCGGCTTTCGGGTTGTATGGCACGGCTGTACAGTGCATAAACCGCTGTGCGGGGGAGTGTGGTGATATTTGGCCGGTTTTCAGATTGACCAAACCGTTTGGGCAGTTAAGAAAATCTGGTTCAATATCGAATTGATCTTCACTGACGCTGACCAGGCTGCTCAATTGAGCTTTTGCGCCTTTGACCTTTGCGCTGTTCGGCACGGTTTGTCGAATCAAACCGGCGTATCTATTTACATCAACTCTAATGGCTTCCTGCATACGGGCGATCAATGTTTCGGTAATCGCCCGCTCAACTACTGATTCAGCGCGGCTGATCATCCAGTGCGTGCCGGTAAATTGCATCCAGCCAAACGAATCGCTATACAAAAAACGACTTTGATATCGTTCGTGAACACATTGAGCGTTGCCCTCGTCGTGAGCGCCTTGATTTAACAAATAGCTTGTTGGGGTAGGTGTTGCTGTATTGCCCTGCACTGTACCCCCCGCGGTAGTTTGCGCCCCTTTGTGGCCGTTTGCCTGTGCCGCCAAGTCGGCAGCGCCTCCGAGGTTGGCGCTGCCAACCGTGTACGTGTTTACAGTGCCAGCTATTGCTTTATCAATGGTATTGTTGCGGTAGTCCTCGCGTAGCCATTTGTCCCGATACAATGCCGAGCGGCGAAACACCCGATCAATGCGTACCGGATCACGCCCGAACCAGAACGCAAGTTTGCTACATAGCGCCAGATCTGCGCTGCTGTGGTCATCATTGTAGGCAGACAAATCGCCGCCCCATAGAGAGACTGACGCGGCGTCTTTCTGCCACATGCGTTCTAGTATGGTTTGATCGTCAAAATCGACCGGCACCACATCAACGTTAGCGGCGGCAATTTTACGAGTTCGATTTAGCTCGATGATTGTTTCAACCTGGCTGGCTAGTTCGTCAAGCTCATAGGTGGCATCCAGATCGAAACGTACAATTTCAACCTGTGGGAATTTGGGGCCGTACTCAGGCTTGCGGTTGTAAGTGCCTGGCACGCGCAGTACCCGCGCCAAATCTTTAGCCGCGCCGTCGCTGCCTACGAAGTCCGCCCAAGCGTACTGAATCTCAATAATCCGTTTGCGGGCAATGTCGTCGTCAATGTGGTAGGTCTGTGCGAGTAGCCAGTAGCAATGATAGCCGCCGCCGGAAAACACAACCACGCTGGGCGGTGTATCAATCTGCATGATTGACTGTAGCAAGTGTTCGGGCGTCTGCCCCGGTGCCAAATCAAACTCGGCAAACAGGCAGTTGACCACGGCGATATGCTCAATTAGCGCCCGCTCTCTGTGGCCGCGCTCGACGCTAGACGGATGCACGCCGAAATAGACGTTGATAGATTTCCACAGCGACGATACTTCTTTGGGCCGGCCAGCCGGAAACCAAAAGGAAAGTTTGCCTTCGTCAGTATCCGGGGTCCAATAATACCCGGCGACGCCATTGCGCCACAGGTGAGCAACGAGATCGTAAAACCGCGGGTCAACTGCCATGATCCACCTATGCCGCTAGGAGTAATTGCACTTTATCGCTCAACGCCGTCACCCGATCCGCCGTCACCGCCTGCCCGCCGCTGGCTTTTGCCAGTTGTGTTAAAAAGTCGCGCCCGCGTGGCGAGACCTCCGAGCCGACATAAATCACGTCAATCCGCTGGGTGTATCTCTTGGCTACACGAAGGGCGGCGCTTTGGTCGTCTGGCTCACCGTCACTGATGACGATGAATCGCATGTCGGGAACGTCGGCTACTTTGGCGAAGGTGAGCGCCCCGGCTAGGTCGGTGCTTCCACCCATGTTGAGGGGCACGCCGTTGGGGCAAAAGACCGTTTGATTACTGAATGCTAAGACCGCAATCTTGCCCGGTAGGGTCTGCTGTAGCGCGGCCAGTTCGTCACAAGCCACTTCATAGCGGGTCATATTGTCGCGTCCGTCGCGGGCGTCCATGCTGCCGGATACGTCCACAATGCAGATCGCATCCGCATTGATGAATGATTCCGCTAGGCTTGTGTGAGCGTTGCGGGCCACGTCCGCCAAGCTTCCGGCGACCGGCTCCGCATACTGTGTTAGGGTGTGCCTCATGTTGTCCATTCCTCCGTTGGTGCGTCCTGTCCGTATGTCCAACTGGCGACCAATGTTTGGCCGCGGTTATTGAAAATATCGCCCCATTGCAGAATTTTCTCGACAATAAACCGGCCACGGTCGCGCTGTCCTTGCACCAGGATGTTTCCACAGCGCAGCGGCGAGCGATAACCGTAATCATTTTCGGCCACCTGGGCGGCTCGTGTGCTGGTCAAACTAGCTTGCAATGCCAGCCCTGCATCGTACTTGGCGCGGCGCTTGCCGCCCAACACCTCATAAGCCCGCTGGATGGCGATAAACTGCCGCTTGGCGTCTGGCTCTTTGCACCGGTCAGGATGCCATTGTTTCGCCATGCGGCGGTAGGCGGTCTTCACATCGTCCATTGTGGCCGTTGCCGGGACACCTAACACGTTGTATAAGCTGCCGGCCTCGCCTGGCCGTGTGGTCACACCGAACCAGTCATACAGCACCGGCTTTGGGAAGACCACGGACCACGATTTGCCGCACCAGCCGAGTGCCGTCTGTGAGCCATCGGGCCTGGTTTTAGCCCGCCCGATGTAGCGCACTTCAAACAATTTTATCTCACTCATGGGTTGGGGTTGACCTCCTCGACATTATCCAATGATGGCAGGATTTCAATCTTGAGTTTTTCAGTCAGCGCCGCGATACCCTCCACAGTGTCAGGCAATACATTGCCACACGCTGCCAGCACGGCGTCGGCACCGTGGCGATTGATCAGGGTGTTGAGCATGACGGCGGGCGTATCGGCGGGCGGGGTGGCCGTCTTAGCGCTGCCGTTCGATGCCATCGGCGCAACCGTCCATTGACCCTCGATTACATCGCCCTCTGGTGTGATGTCTGCGCCAAATTCATCTGAGCGTTTCATGCCGCCAGTAATGTCAGGGAATACTACATCGGCGCAAAATCCTACTGCGCGCCATCTCATCATGTTCGATGGGTATTTAGCCCAACCGCCACCTGCTTTGACCAAGTCGGCGCGTTCGGCGTCTTTCATGGTAAAAGTGGCCGTATACTCAATACCGCCGCGCCGTCTCATTGTTACTGAGCAGGCTGTAGGGACGCCTGCTTTGTCGGTTTGGTCGTCAATTTTCAACCCCTCACATTCTCCCGACTGTATGATTAGAGCCAGTGCTCCACGCGGCGTTAGCGCTGGCTTGTCGCTGATAATGTTGATGAACTCAAACGATGCAGCCATTCCCAATCCTAATTCGTAGCCCTTTAGCATGATGGCCGCTGCTTGTTCTTGTGTTGCAACACCAAACAAGCGTGATTTTTGCATGGTAGGAGCAACCTTTTCGATTGTTGCCCATACATCTGGTGTTAACCTCTGTTGTCGTGTAATTTCTGTACTCATCTCTGTCATCCTCACTTTATATGTGTCCAGGTTTTTCGATTGACAATCAAGTAAATTGATGAAATATGTAAATTCAGTTCTTGTGCAACTGATTTTACGATTTCACCAGATTTCACACGTTGACGGATCATAATGACTGTTGCTTCGGTTAGCTTTGCCTTATGATGCTGTGTACCTTTGCGTGTCCATTCAGGGTGCCTGATAGACCAATGATGATCGCCCCTCAGTAAACTTTCAGGGTGTAAACGAGCACTACTGATTTCACCTTTGGCGCTCCGTCCTTTGTTTACCATATCCCGACTATTATCTTGAGGGGTGCCCAACCAAAGATGATCTGGATTGACACACAATTTGTTGTCGCATTCATGGCATACAAACAAATCAGTAGGGATGTTTTCCGTAGCAAAAAACCACGCAAGTCGATGCGCGAGCCAGTTCTTATATTGATACCCAACGACTCCGTAACCCGATTTTCCTACTGCTCCAGTCCATAGCCAACAACTATTTGATTTATCAACTTTAGACCAGAACTTTTCAGGATTCATCGGTTTGCCCATTTGTCGGCTCCTTGTATGCTTCGTCTTTCACAACGTCGATAACTGCCCAATCCGCGAGACCAAGCGCCTCGCGGACTTTTGTCTTTGTGCCTGTGCTAATTCCGGCGATTGGCTGCTCCATCGGCCAGCGATGCCAGGTAAGCCAAGCCAAAGCCGCGGCGGGTTGATTTTCAAATTCGCGCAGCAGAATCTGCGCACGCTCAAAACCGATGCCTGGCAAGCTGCAAAGCAACACCTCGCCGGGCGACATGATGCGCGGGTGTGTTGTCGGCTTAAGAACTTTTTCACGGTTCCGCTCCCGGCTAGCCAAACTGCAAAGTGTGCCTTCGTACTCGCCATCATTCCGGCATGTGATAATCTGCACACCAAGCTCCTGCACCTCCAACAACGCGCCTTGCACGCTGGCCCACTTCCAGCCGGTCGGGCGGTCGTCTGCAACCACCAGCCCGGCCATTGTGTCGGTTAGGATGCCAGTCACGACTAGGTAAGCAAATCGTGTTAGTACCCGCATCCCGGCGGCTTGTGCAAACACACGGCCATCTTTGATACTGCCGAGTAAGTCGGTCGGTGTCTTGCGCTCCACACAGACCAGATCGCCCGCTGCTGTGGTAATCAGCGCATCGCCGTGGTCTAGTGCTGTGACTAGCTTCATAGCGCCACCGAACTGTAAATTTTGTACCCAGGTCGGTTCTCTTGAGTCAACGAGTATCGCCCTAATCATCACGCCTCCAATTGACACAACCCGGCCAGTCACCCAGCCGGGTTGTATTATTTACTCAAAATCAAAGCGCAACGTGTCGGCGGCTTCGTTGTCGACAAGCATGGCGGAAAAACATAAACTCAAGCGCAGACAGTGCATATCAGGATGACGGGCCAAAACGGTAAGGAATCGGTCATCTTCATCGTCTGGCAGTTTTTTGATTTTAGTAAAATCAAAAAAGATAGTTTCCGCTGTAAGTGGGGTCATCTGTTTGATTGTCATGCGGCCACCTTCATCAGTTCCGCCACTTCGGGGCCGTCAACCGAGAAATACTTCGTAATCATCGGCATGGTCGCCAACATGGTGCCAAGCGCATCTTTGTTGCCATTGGCTTGTTTGACCAGCGCAACCAAAAATTGCTTGGCGGCTTCGCGCTCAGGGTTGTCGGCGTTGGGTGTCATATCGATGTCACCAGCGGGGTCAGCCTCGGTTGTGGTCGTCTTTGACGTATAGCCATCGGCTTCGTAGCCAGCCACACAAAACGCTTCAGTGTCATAGATGGAATGAAATTTAAGGGTAGTGCCTTCGCGTGGCTCGCCGGTTTTCCGGTCGTTCCAAGTGCGGCCAGATTTGACGGATTCAGTTTTGACAAACTTACCATCAATGTCGGGCAGGTTTGCCACGCTGCACGCATCCCGCAACGACGGCCACACGATTTTGCTAAACTCGGCGGATTCGGCCAGCATGGAGCGGGTAATCAACTGCGTGAATCCAGTTTGATCAAGCGGGTTGATCGTAAAGGTGATCTCAGTGCGACGATCTTTGAGGTCGTCTTGGCCTTCGATCCATGCGGATTTGCCAATGCCCTTCTGCAACTTCACAAACGAGCCTTGCACCTGAATTTGTCCGTAGAAGAAACTACCACGCTCGGCAGATTCAACCGCGGCGGCCAACGGGTCATTAGAGATTGTCATTGTGAAAGCTCCTATTTGATACGAAATTCATACACACAATCATGTTTGATTGTGGTAGACTACAGTTGAAAAATAATTTGCTGTGCCAATGAGCGACCTTTGCCGAGGTCGCTTGTCGTTTTAGTTGAGACTGCATCACCTCCCTTTGATGGCCCGGCGGGCTTGACGGTTGCGCCGGGGCGTTGCTTTTTCAAAACTCGTACTTGACAAACTTCTTTGCGATGTGGTATTGTATTGACATCGATATGATAGCACATAGTTAGATAGATGTCAATATGCAATCACATAGAATTTGCTTACAAAATCAACGCAGGAGAAAACATGACCGCAAAAGTTGTATCAGACGAAAAACTAAAGGCGACAACTGTTCGGATTCCAGAAAGCATCTATGAGTGGCTGAACGAACAGGCGAAACGAAATCACCGCTCGTTTAATGCTCAAATTGTTCATATGGCTATAAAGGATCAACGATGCACCGAGCAACCGGATGCACACCACCGCGCGCCCACCGCCTAGCCCCCTAGTCCTCATACCACCACACCGGCCACACGACCGTCGATCTGTCGTGTAGCAGCCAAACGTGGTTGACCTGGCTGCGGTATGCGATGGCGCGCTGGCCACCTGGCAGCACCACGTTCACGGGGCGATTGTGCGTTGGGACGCGGTCGCGCACGTGGATGTAGACAATGTTCGGCGGATAGAACATTATTTCGTTAATGTCCTGTCCGCCATTTTTCGCACCGTGTCTGCGCATGTTGCTAGCACTCGCTATATCCACACGCCGCGCACTTGCGACACCCTTCGACGTTGAGTAAAGTCGCCTCGCCGCAGTCGGGGCAAATGTCACCCAGCGGCGCGGCTTGCGTTGGCTCCCCGCCCATGTGTTCGGTTAACACCTGCGCAATGCCATCGGGCAGGCTGCGCACGCGGCTAGGGCCAAAGCCCAGTGGACGCCCGCCACCGATACCGGCCAGTTCGTCCACAATCCAGCGTAGACGCTCCCCCGGGGCAACCACTGCCGGCATCCGCAACGTCAGGCTGATGAGCCGCCCGATAGCCTCGCTGACGGCGCTGGTCTCGCTGCCGGCCTTGCCCACGTTCAAGAAGACCTCTAACGGTTCGCCGTGGTCGTCGCTGTTGACGGTAATGTAGGCACGGCCCAACGGCGTCTCTTTGCGATAGGTGGTGCCGCGAAGCCGAGATGGGCGCGGGCGTTTGGTGGGGGCTGTGGGAGCGCTAGGCTTGTAGCCACAGCTAACACAAACTTTCTCGCCATCGCTCATAAACAAAATGGCGTTGCAGTTCGGGCATATCTCGCGGGTTGTCGTTTTGGAATCGAGTACCTGCACCTGGCGCGAGCCATCGCGGTAGACAGTGGTAGATTTGCAGCCAGTCTCAAACGCCATACGGTAGGCCGCGGCCACATCCTGCACCGTGGCGCTGTTGGCAAGGTTGATAGTTTTCGACACTGCGTTGTCGGTGTGGACCTGAAATGCGGCCTGGTGTTTGACGTGCCACTGCCAGCCGATCTCGTTGGCGGTCTTGAATAGCGTCTTCACGTCATCGGGCACGCCATCCGCCTGTTGCACGCTGCCAGTTCGGGCGATTTCGGCCAGAATGGCGTCACTATAAAATCCACGCTCGCGAGCGATTTGCTCAAAAATCCAATGAGCGTTGGTCTGACTGCCAACGTAGGTGTTTTTGGTAGTGACAATGCCAAACACCGGCTCGATGCCAGATGAACAACCGGCCAGCATGGAAATGGAGCCGGTCGGGGCAATGCTGGTAACGGTGGTGTTTTTGCGCGTACCGTTTCCGATGGCGATTGATTCTCTGTCGGCGGCGTCGTTGATGCACTGCATAACTGTGTCAGCCAAATGCACGGCTTCGTCAGAATCGTATTGGATACCGAGCAAAATCAGCATATCGGCCCAGCCCATCACGCCCAGCCCAATGTTTTTGTAACGCTGCGTTTTGGCTGCCACTTCCGCAACCGGCCAAAATGCTTGGCTGATTGAATCGTCCAAAAAACGGACGCCGGTGCGCGTGGTGGCTTCTAGCGCGTCCCAATCAATTTGCCCATCGGCCACAAAGCAGGACAGGTCGATGCTGCCGAGGTTGCACGAAACGTATGGCGGCAACATTTGCTCACCGCATGGATTGGATGCTTCGATTTTCTCAGGGTAACGGTTGTGCCGGTTGACGGTATCCAAAAAGATAACGCCGGGGTCACCATTGCCCCAGGCGTGTTGGACGATGGCCTTCCACAGATCCCGCGCCTGGATAGTGCGGTAGACGCGGCCACCAAAACGGAGTTCCCACTCATCGTTTTTATCGACCGCGGCAAAAAATGCGTCGCTGATCCCAACCGAAATGTTGAACGTCCACAGCGCCCCCTCAACATCCTTGCAGTGGATGAACTCGAAAATATCGGGATGGTCACAATTCAAAATCCCCATCTGCGCGGCGTGTTTTTTCCCCGCTCGATGGACGACCTCCATCGCGTTATGGAATAGCTTCATAAACGAAACCGGGCCGGATGCCTCGCCTTTGGACGTGTTGATGAGGTCGCCTTTGGGCCGCAAATGGCTAAAATTATAGCCAGTTCCGCCGCCATATTTTTGCACCTGGCAGGCGTCCGACAATGTTTTCATAATGCCGGCCAAACTATCCTCAACCGGAAACACAAAACATGATGACGCAAATGGGTAGTCTGTTCCCATGTAGGTCATACGGGACGGGAAAAATAACCCACTGTTGATGGCGTCAAAATACTCCTGCTCACGTCCGCTGTTTGCCCCGGCATGATGGGCAACACGTCGGCAAATATCCGCCCATGTTTTTTCATCGCCCTGCGCGTACCGTTTGCTAACTAGGTTTTCATTGATTCCTGGTCTCATATGCTCCTCATTTTTTCTTGAATTTCGCTCGTTTCGGCAACCCCTCTACATACTCAGCCAGCGCCCACACCAGGACGCCCAACGTCCACAGCAGGACGGTAGCGGTAATCACATCCACGGCCCCCTCCCAACCGGCACCGCCAGCACGAGGGCCAGCGCAACCAGGAACGCAACGAATAGCGTTGGGTCGATGTGGTTCATTTGCGGAATACCAGGAAATAACTGTGCGCTTTGCGGGCGTGCTGTTGGTTCTTCCAGAATGGCCCCATGAGCAAATTTGAGTTGATAAGAATAAATAAATCCTTAGCATAAAATCCGGCCTCCTGCGCCCATGTGGTTGTGTCAATATGGGTCATATATTGCTGTCCAGATGAAACGCTATCTTGACACTTAAAGACCAATAATCCACCCGGCTTTAAGATACGATACATCTCAAAAATGGCCGGATAGTATAGCGCCGTTAGCTCTTTGTAGTTCTGAAAGCAGCTAAAGCGATCCATTATTTTCCCGGTCTTAATCTCTTTGTGGGTATCTCCGCTCATCACGAACGGCGGGTCAAACATAATGCTTTGCACCGAAGCACCAGCCAACGGTAGCGCCCGACAATCCGCCTGGCGAACCTCTGGCAATTGCGGCACCAAATCAAACTTCAACCGTGGCTCAGGAAAGTTACGGTAGAACACGCCCTTGCTATAGGTCGGGTCGCACTCAAACGGATTGCCGGCATTGTGCAGGATGGAAATCGAGCGCAAGATTTCGTCCTGGTCATACCCAACCGACAAGAACCATTCCCGGTTGCGGTTGGGTATATGGTTGCTAGTCTCAAACAGTTGTGCTTGCTGAATCATCGTCATGTGGCCTCCGCAATCAACACCATCTGCGGGCTTTCGTCGGCATCCTCGCACGCTGGGCATGGATACCACCCGGCGCGCCACCTGCTAGCCAGGTACGGGTAAGGCAACACAGCGCCACACCGTGGTCGCCCGTTGTCGTTGATGTGCGCCGAGAAGCGGCTGGCGGCGTTGTCGGCGGCGTCGGGAATCAGCCAGCGCAGCCGGTCGATGTCGGCCTGTGTGATGCCGTCGTCGTGGGCAAGCATCCCGTGCTCTTGCGATGCGATTAGGACTAGCATGTGGTTGCCTCCGTCAATAGCGCCATTTGTGGCGACGCCTGCGCACGCTCACAGGCCTTGCAGACGTTGTAAGCATAACTGAACTGAACTGACTTTCCCGGTACGGCTCGCCTAGCACCGCCCCACACAGCGCAGCGCCATCCTGCTCGATGTGGCAGGCGTGCGAGTCGCCGGGGATGCGGCGGGTGCGGGCGGGGATTAGGTAGGTGGTCATTGCGTCATCTCTGCAAACAATGGAGCGCTCTCTATCTGGTTGCCCCACACGTCAAATCCAGGGAATGAGCGGCGTGCGAAAAGCTCCAAATATGGCCCAGGCATTGACATAGCGTAATGGTGGACACTGTCAGGCTTGCGGCTATGGTGCAGGTTAGGAGACAACAACCCGATAAAACCATTAGGTGGCGGCTTTGGGTTGCCCCGCTTGCCGATTAGGACGAACTCAGTACAGCCACGCGCCCAGAACCCGATGCCGTATGGAACATCGATAGTCAATTCGTCCCACAATGTTTTGCTTACGTCCGTCACCTTTACCCAGGGGAATCCGGTTGTATAGGTGAACCCCCACGCCTCCATAACTCGCAAACCCTCTTGCATTTGGGGCCATGTACACCACTCAAGCAAAACGCAGTCGTCAGCGGCTAATGACTCAACTGGTAGGGCGCAAATGTCGTCAACCGTCATAGTTGAATATATGTTTTCGGCTGCACCACGACATCTAGCGTTGTTATAGTTCCACGGTGGATCAGCAATGATTACGCCATATTTTTTCGGATAGTTGTCGCCGGTCACGATGTTGGTCATTCTACAAATCCTCTAACTGTCATTGTACAAACCCTGTACATGGCATATTATCGTATCTGATAATTTAAACTTATCAGATACGATAATTATCTCGTCCCCTCATCCCACAGCCGCCCCGTCTGCACCTGCTCCGGCGTGTAAATGCCGTCCGCGCAATAGACCAGCACTCGCCCCGACTTGAACTCCACCCGGACGCCCCAGGGGCTGAGTGCGTCCGGGCAAATGGCGACGCGCTCCTGGGTGACGATATTGGACTCGCGAGCGTTCGTACTGCTACTGAGTAGGCAGAGCAGCAGGAGGAATAGACCGGCAATGATTAGGCGAGTCACGGCTTCACCGGCATCTGCCCGTCGCATCTGACGATCAGATGCCGCCCGTCAGCAATCCGCACCAGGGGCGCGTGCAGATCGTCACACACTCCCCACGGGCGTAGGGCGTACACGCAATTGGCGCATAGCGTTTTGGGGCGTGGTTCGTCACGCTGCTTAAACGCATTGCGCATCGTTTCACTGATCGGTATTCGATTTGTCGCCATCACTGCCCCCTCCCGGCGCTGCGGTGCGCCTACACAAAACATCCGAAACTGCATTGGTATTTTCCAGCCCGTGAACGCTTGCGCCCCGGCTGGAAAATCACATCCCCAATCGGTTGGCGGGATTCATGTAGCCATACGTCGTCGTCCCATTCTCGAATTTCAGATTCTAGCGCGACTGCTTTTTGGAAGTCGCCGGGATAATGTAACTTCATTTCCCGCCAACCCTCATCATCCATATTTGGGCACATCCAGCAGGCGGATTTGTATGGGAGAGGCCAGCCGGCCTCTTTGATAATCACATGGCAATCAGCGCGAGTTAACCCGAGTTCGAGCAGGGGATAACGCCGCGTATACCACTGTAGATCGTCCGCGCGCTTGGCGCGCTCCTGTTCGTCGAGGCTGTAGCCAATCCAGCATTCGCACGCCTCGCAGCCAGCCGCCCGCAGATAGCGTTGGATGACGCGCTCCTTCCATTCGTTCGAGCAGAACGTGGGCAGCTTGCCGGTAGCTGTGTAAACCGGGATGAGCAGATCACCATTGCCAGCGTGCAAGTCAACCGTCGCCAGCGAGTGTGGCGCAATCTCGACGTGCAGCCCCACCGTCGCCAGCGCAGACTGCACCACTTCGTTCAGGTAGTCCCAGGTGCTTTTCTTCTCGCGCCCGGTGTCTGCAATCAGGATGCGGTCGGGCCGGGGCAGTCTGCCCTGTAGCACGAGCGCAATCATGGCGACGGACTGGATTCCGCCCCCGTAACTCATCACTTGCCATGTCGCCATCACTGCCCCCCGGCGCTACGTTGCGCCTTTGTCGTCATCCGCTGGCCGCTCGCGCATTGCCAGCAACGTGTACAGTGATTCGATACGGCGCAGCTTCGACGCAATCAGGCGGGTTTGTGCCGTACTCAGTTCAAACAAAAATTGTTGCGTCGTTTTATTGCTCGCCAATTTGAACAGTTCTAAAATGGCTTCCTGCTGCGCCATCAGGTTGTCTTTTTCCTCATGCTCGGTGCGCAGCAAATCCGCCACCAGTTCATTCCACTTCTGCCCGCCAACTAGCGGCCTATAGTCAGATTGTCGCTGTGGCCGTGTCAAAACTTATTCTCCTGCTGTCGTCGGCGCTTACGTTGTTCCATGCACCAGGCCGAAACGTAGTATTCAACGCAGACGCCCACAGCCGCGACCGCGTTCAGCTTGAACAGGAAAATTGCGCTATCTTGACCGATGATTGGAAATGCGAAGGCGATAATCAGCAGGTTGCCGCCAACGACAAAGAACGGGGTGATTTTGTGGCCGGGAAGCTGCCAGCGAAAAAGGGCGACCAGACCGGCGTAAGGCACTGAGGCTACAAATAAATAAAATAATGCTTGACCCTCTGACATTACGGTTTACCTTACGTTGGTCAAAATTTATCGAAATTGCTTGACGGGGCGGCGATGTAGTGCTATTTTGTGGGCGGCAATGGTTAACAATGCAGAAACTTTGAGGAGCCGCCTATATCCCACCCACACAACCTCTATTCATCACCCCGGCCGTCAGGCTTCACCCCCTGGCGGTCAATTTTTGCCCCGGTGCCGTCCGAGATAAGCTGACAGCAAGATCAATGAAAACGAACACCGGAGCAAGTTGCCGCAGGTTGGCTTGCACAACCTTGTCCGCGTGGCTACGGAACGGCACACCCACACAAAACACAAGGAGGAAGCAACTGCAAACACCACCGGCGGCCTTGCTCCGCCTGGCAGGCTACGCGCGTGGGCGTCCTGGTGGCTAATTGACCGATACAATGTCGTCCAGAGTCACAGCCAACGCGGCGGCGATAGCCGTGGCGACGTGGATCGACGGATTTTTTTGTCCGGTCTCGATCTTCGACAAGAAACTGATCGAGATTTTTTGTCCGCTGGCTCGAATCCGTTCGGCCAGTTCGTATTGTTTCAAGTTGCGCTCTTCGCGAAGCGTTCTGATTCGATGCCCGATTGCCATGATGACCCCCCCGTGTGAAAATAATTGACCTACGGGAAATCTTACACCATGCAAGCCTCAATGTCAAGCATTTTTAAGAGCAAATTTCCCCGCGGTCGATAATTTTAAGGTTGGTCAACTTTTATCAGGAGTGGATTATGATTGCGGTCATGTCGAATATCGAGGATTTTTTGACGACTACGGGTCAGCGGGTGCGTTTCGCCAGGGATAGGATCAAGGGCTGGCAAAGCAAAGAGTTGGCGAGCCGTGCGAAAATTTCGCCGGCCATGCTGTCGAAAATCGAACACGATCAAAAAAACCCATCCATGGAGACGCTCATCGCCCTGGCGCGCGAGCTTGACGTATCCATCGATTGGCTTGTGCCTAGCCAGGGCGCGGAGAACCCATACAGGAGGAAAGAGGATGAACCGGTCTATTTTTCGCAAGAGGCAGACGAGGTGGCGCGCCTGGTCGATGATCTACCGCCAAAATATCGTGCAGTCGTCTTGGCGCAGGCGCAATCAATCCGCTCGAAATTCGAGGCGGAAAATCAAGAATATAATGCGCTAATCAAACTAATTGGCGAGGTTGCGGGTGCGAACGTGGCCCGGCAGATCGAACGTCGTTTGATGCCGCCCGGCGAAGTACCCGCTGGTGACGGCACGACGTTGCATGTCCTCAGTAACGATGTCGGCGGCAATGTCGCGGAGGCTACTCAGTATAGCCGCCCGCTGCTCTGGCGTGAGTTGGCGGAATGAGTCTGCGTTATTTTTCATTTTTGATTCCTAACGATTGATTGCAGAGCGGAGTATACAATAATAATCGTCAGGAATCCGTAAATCCTTCTTTTTCCACCTGCAAAAATGCGGGTGGAATTTTTTTAACCTTAAAATTATTGACCGTAGGGAAAATTGGTACTAAAAACGCTTGACATCCGGCGGAACCAATGCTAAGATTGACCGTAGGGAAATAAATCACCCCGACCGCAAACAAAACGAAGCCCCGCCCGGTGTAGTCACGCAAAACGGGGCCAAGCGAAAGGACAATAGACAATAATTTACTTCGATACCAAGACCGACGACAAGGATGTCCAGGGCAAACTGGACAAGGCCGCGGAGAAACCCGCGACCGTTGAAGATCACCGAAATTTGGTCAAGGCCGCCGAGAAAGCGGTCGAAGAAGCCAAGAAGGGGAAATAGGACATGATCACAACACTAGGTCAATTCGCAGACGCCCTGGGCGCGCTGACGACGGTTGAGGCGCGCAAATATGGCCGCCGCCTGTACGCGACCAATCAGCCATACAGCCGCTGCGCCACCGACGCCGAGCGCGACGGCTACGTGGCTGGGCAATCGGAGCACATGCAGGCGCGCGCCGACCAAGCGCGGTTGCGGGCGAAACTGGCGGCGTAACGCGAACCGGCATTCAACCAACATTCATTCAATAGGAGAATCACAATGTACGACGAACCCGATTTTGACGAACAGGATTTTGCACCAGGTACGACCGAAGTGTCGGACGAAGCGCCGAAGTATCCCAGCGCCGTAAATGTCAGTTTGGACATGGAGGCTATCTGTATCGGCATCCGTTCCGACATTGTACAGGCAACGGCGCGTGAGTTGTTCCAAAATTTGCGCCACGAAATCCAGAAGGATGTACGCAACAGCATCAAGCACGAAATTGACCGCCAATTGTCTGCCATCGTAACAGAAGCATTGGCCGGCAAGGTTCAGCCAACAGATGAATGGGGCGAGCCGACCGGCGAAATAACGACCGTGCGCGACCTGCTGCGAGAGAAGGCGGCGAAATTCCTGGAGGAAAAGGTTGACAGCAGCGGGGATGCAACGAGCTATTCAGGCCAGTCGCGCTGGAAATGGGCGTGCAATGCGGTAGTTACCTCGAAGATGGAAGGTATGCTGAAGGGCGAGCTAACCGCCATTACTGCCGCCATGCGTGAACGCCTGACGGCTGAATTGCCCGCCATCTTGGCAGAACGCAAGCGATAAACGCGAACCGGCTCATTGGTTAGGGCCAATGAGCCGGGCGTCGGAAGAATGAGGTTTGTTAAGCAAGGAGATTTTATCATGACAGTCGTACAATTGCAAAAACAATCAAAAGCGCCTAGCTTCATCGCCCCCACAGATGCCGCCGCCGAACGCTTGGCGGGCTATCGTGCATACGTGGCCGGAGCCGCGCTCAACCCGATGTGGACACAGGCGAAGCGTGCCGGTTGGCACCAGGCAAACCGCGCCGAGGCGTGGGCCGAGGCTAGTGAGTATTTGGTAGCGCAGGGGGTGTTGGCATGACCAAGCACCTAATCGCCACCGGCCACACCATAGACGGCCAGCTTGTCGTCACGACGGCCACAGCGGACGCACTCGCAGACCTCGCCATCGCCAATCTGGACGCCGCCAACCTTGCGACGTGTCGGGCGCTGGGCATCATCCCGCCGGGGCTGGTGCAGGGAGTAGCGCAGCATGACACGCTTGTGGACGTAGCGAAAAAGGCGGTAAGAAAGTGAACCTACTCAAAAAACTTTGCCGCCTGTGGTGGTATCATCGCCACCGCTGGCAGCAACTAGCCTGGCTTATGTATGATGCCGGGATGCTAGAGCCGCCGGGGGCAGCAGCCCCGCCGCCGTTCCCCCGTCCGGTGATGCCGCGATGGCTGCGAACTGACGAGGTGCTGCGCAGGTAGTCCGTTATTTCGATTCACTTTTTCGACAGGAGATCCAAACCACATGAGCATCAACGTATGTACATGCCAGACATGCCAGGATGAACCAGAATTTACGATGGTCGAATTTTTCGACCATGCTCAGTCCGTACATGGTATCGACCTGAAAACGACAAAAGGTCAGCGACAGATGACCACTCACATGGATGCTCGTGAGTGGCACCAAACGAACTATTGTTGGACGTTCGGCAATCTCACCTTTACTCAGGTGGTGCGCATGGAACGAGCCGCAGACGACATGATGCGATTTGTATAATTTTCATTCAATCAGGAGATCCAAAACACATGAGTAACAACGCTCTCATGGCGCTGAATGGCAGCGCCGAATTGACCGAAATCGAACAGGCCATTTTGGACGAACAGAAATATGAGGCCAACGCGTTTGACTACATCCCGACGCGGAGTTGGATACTGTTGCCAACGCCCACCAGGGCGATGACATAGACACACGGGCAACCGTGGCCGTCGGCATCGAATCAAATTAGGCTGCAAAGATGATGAGTGTGCCCGTGCTGCCACGGGCGAACACGAGCCGCCCTGGCGCAAAACCAGGGCGGCTTTTTTGGTTGTATGTTCTAAATTAGAACAAAAGCTTACAGTTTTGCGAGTTTTGAAAACTCGTGACAAAAACACTTGACAAGTGTATCGATTTCTGCTATACTTAGGACATAGGGAAACAAACGAGCCAACCAACAAAAAAAAGGCCGATAGGTGAGCTAACACCTCCGGCCCCACTTCTAAGGACATCAAACTAATGAACACTAATTATACCACACGCAAGACCAACGGCGGCAAATTCCAACCGAAGTTTCAGGCAGCATGGTTCGCAGCCGAGCAGCGCAAGCAGGAAGAAATTGAGCGCCGCAACGCCCAAATTGTCGCAGAGAATGCGACCTGGGCGGCGGAACACGGGATTGACGAAGACGAGTTACGGTTTATGTTTGCGTGACAAACCCAGGGGCTAGGCGACTAGCCCCACTAGCACGGAGGATAGGATGATGAAAGCGAAAATGACTAAGTGTGCAGGTGGGTATTACTACTGTGGATATTCAATCGGTCGTAATGATAGCATTAGCCCTGGTTATTTTGGCCGTTGGTATATTCAGGCGACGCGAAATGGAAGTTGCTCTAGCCTAAAAGAAGCCCGCAAGGAAATTGACGAAAAGATTTTTGAAGCGGGGCGTCGGGCCGCTCGTGAAAATCAGGATTTACCGGAAGAGTGTTACCCGGAATTTGAGAGGGGATGGCGGGAAGAAGTGCGGCTAATTTGTATGCGTGTAGATCTAAGCGAGTACAGCCGCAAGATGGCGAAGCAAGTCGGGCTGATAAAGTAACCAACCAGGGGCGGTGTGAAAGCCGCCCCCACTAACACAGGAGCCACTATGAGCAAAACCAAAACCGAACTTCTCGCCCAGCCCACACTCGACGCAGGTGAGGCCCGCGCCCTGTCTCGCCTGCTGGGGCGGGGCATGGAACTGGCCTGGATTGGCCGGCTGTGTCGCGACGGCAAGATCCAGGCCGAGAAGCGCGGCTCGCGTTGGTATATCGACCGCGCCAGTTGGGTTGCATACCTGGAGACGCCTACGCCGACCGGCGCAGCGGCGCACAAGAAAGCCGGAAAACCGGCGTGGGAGTAGACCCCACACACAGCCCGACGCTCACCACGTCGGGCTTTTTTTGTTGCCATGCGTGCGGAAATTTTGGGAATTGACAGGGGGGGTGTGGGCGTGCTATACTGGCCCTGTATGACAAAGTATGCCAACTGAACTAATGGAGCCTCATGGAAAAGCGCACAACAATTCGACTGGACGCCCACGCTTTGCAGGTTATCGAGCGAGCGGCCTGCATTTGGGGTGAGCACGCATGGAATCAGTCCGAGCTGATCCGGCAAATTTTGGCTGACTGGAACCGGCTACGAGACGACGAGCGTACCGGCTCCCGTGCGCAGACAGCCGAACGCCTGGAACGGATCGAGGAAATGCTAGGCATCCTAATGGAGATGATGACAAATGACTACGATCACGCTTGACCGCCCAGCGGCCCCGATTGATGTGCCGACCATCGGACGTAGTGCCATGTGGGTACGAGCGGCCATGCAAGCAAATTCGCTGACCGATTTGCTACTCAAACTACACCCCGACGAACGCCGCTCGATTGTGTACGGTGCGCTCGTGGCGCTGCTACGTGGTGGCATGACGGCCAGTGAGCTTGAGTGCCTGTTGGCGCACGCAGCGCAGGAGGTAGACGGGTGAACGAAGCCGCAACAATCCTATTGGATCGGAGAACCATTTGGCTACTTAAACGCCGCTACGGCAAGCGGCTTGGAGTAAAGCAATTAGTAAGGCGAGCAGTTGCCGAGGCGGCGCGCGACCAAGCGCAAAAAGTGTTGAATACAGAAGGCTATGCGCCGGTTGGTTTTGATAGCATAGCGCTGGAAGACGCAGCGGATGAGGAGGTGGAGGGATGAAACGATTCTGCAACCTGACCCCGGCGCAACTGCGAGTGTTTGAGCAGGTGGCCGTCAACCAGGACAAGGGCCACCGCCCGGCGACACTGGCGACATTGGTGGCCGCTGGGTTGATTGAGGAAACCGGCGAAGAATGGCCCGGTGATGGCTGGGGAGTTCTTCGTGTGGTGCGCTATAGCGTGCCGCCTGCCATCCATGCGGAATGGTGCGCTTGGCGCGCCGAGAATGTGGAAGTAGTAGAGTAGCGCGCGCGTCGCCAGTGACGAAACCACCAACGACGCGCTGACCAACAACCGACATGACCGGCTGGCGGCTGCGAACATTATGCAGCACCTCCGGCCAAACTGACAAGGTGAGGCCATGATTGACAACAACGAATATCCTTCTTACGTCAAATTTCTAAAGCGTCACTACGGCGCGCTGATCCACATGCTGTGGTACATCGCTACCGAAACCAGCGACAAGGGCGCAGACATTGCCGCCCGTGCTTTGGCGTTGCTTGCGCCATTGCCCAACGCTGTGAGCGTCTACAACATTAGCCAGCACAGCCTCGGTTACACGCAATTGCAAGCATTTGCGTTCGCAATGGCGGTGGAACTTGCGCTGTTTGCAATCATCGAAGTTGCGCTGCATATGTGGGACGGCTTGCTAGGTAACCGCAAACGCTATGCGTGGCCGCTGGGGGTGGCCGTGGTTGCTAGTGTAGGCATGTTGGCGATTGTGATGACCGTCGTTTACCAGCTAGAAATCAAGACCGGCGGGCACTGGGTACTTGCCGGATTGCCACTAATCAGTATGTTTGCATTCGTGGCGCTTGGCTTGAAACGGTGGCACGAACGCAATGAGGACGCAAAAATCACGCAAAAACGCAATGGCGTAACAGGGCGCAAAAGCGCAAAAATCACGCAACCAGTAGTGCAAGAAGTTGCCGACGACACGCCCGTGATTGCGCTGCCGTCTGAGGTTTTGCAGGTGTGGAATATGAAGCAAAACGGCTACACGATTTCGCAAATCTCCGGTCAAATCGGCAAATCGGAGCGTACCGTCAACAATCGACTGAAAGAAGCGCGGGCGCAATTAAACGGACACGGCAAAGCAGAGGCGAACACATGACCAACTTCGTCTCGCCGCTCTCACCCGAACAGATCGCCTACCGTGCGTATCTCCGCACACCGCGTTGGCGCATCCTGCGCTGGGTGCGCCGCCACATCGACGGCAACCGTTGCCGGATGTGCGGAACGTCCCAGCGGTTAGAAGTCCACCACCATTCGTACACACACCGGGGCGGCTCGTGGTTGCGCGAACTGTTCGACCTGACGACCGTGTGCGCAGCGTGCCACGGCAAAGCGCACGGTGGATTGACGCTATGACCGACCACACGTTCGGCACAATCCTGGTGGCGCTGGCATGGCTGACCGTCCCGTTGTTGGCGTGGTATGTGATGAGGAGGTGACAATGCAAGACGACCTGGCACGAATCGTTAGCGAAGCGACAATCATCAATCAACTATTCAAGGCGCGTGGCCTGTCTGTGTCCGTGCCTTGCACCTCGCGCCGCCTGCCGTCGCACTACCTGACGCCCACCACGGTCGTCTATGACCTGAGCGTGCCGATGGGTATTGACGGCGGCAAGCTGTTGGCGCAACAGGATGACACGTTGTCCTATGTGCGCCAGTTTCGGCGCATGAATGGCATAACCAGCACCGACGAAAGCGGCATGGAGATCATGCCCACCGTGCGCATTGACCGCTACGAACACACGATGGAGATCAGCCGGCCACAGCGCGACGTGCTGTCCTGGTCGTCGGTGCAATGGCCTGGTACACCGATGACGGCATTTTGTGGCCTGCGCTACACCGGCGATGGCACCGCGCCGGTCTTGTGGAATATGGCGAAGCCCGACCAGCCGCATGGGTTGATTGCAGGCTCCACCGGCAGCGGCAAGACCAACCAACTACTGTCGGTGTTGTTTTCGCTTATGCTACACAACTCGCCGTCGGACTTGGCGATCACGGTCGTTGACCCAAAACACAGCGACGGCGTACAGTTCCTAGACAATTTGCCCCACGTCCGCACCGTGGCGCGTGACCTGGAAGACGCTGTACACGCCATCACGACATTTTACGCCGAAATGGAGCAACGCGAGCGGGGCATTGTCTCGCGGGACACACGGCACATCCTGGCAATTGAGGAAGCCGCCAGCTTGACCGAGCATCCAGACAAGAACACACGAAACAAGATTCTATTCTTTTTGGCCGACATCGCCCGCCGGTGTCGTGAGAACAACATGAATTTGATAATCTGCACACAGAAGCCGACCGCCGATGTGCTAGGCGACCAACTCAAGTCGAACCTACTCATGCGCCTAGTGGGCAGCGTGACCAGCAAGGACGACGCCAACACGGCGGTGCAGGTCAAGGCGAGCGGGGCCGAAATGTTGCCGGGGTATGGTTCATTTATTTACCGACTGAACCGCACCATGTTTCGTTACCAAACGCCGCTAATTGATACGCCGATGGGCTTGTGTCGGGCCATCTGGCGCAACTACGGCCACCGTTCAGAGGTCGCTACCATCGCTACTACCAAGCCGCTACCAGCCGCTACTGCGCCGGTAGCGCCGGTAGCGGTAACACAAGACGAAATCGACGCCGCCGCCATCCGTGAGGCTTACGCCGCGGACGCTACGCAGGCGGATATGATTCGACTTCTCACTGGTGACGACAACGCTTACACCGGCGGCGCTAACCGGCGGCGCTTGTTGGCGGCGTTAGCGGTGCTAGATAAAGAGAAAGCGCCAACCGCTACTACCGCTACTACTTCTAGCGACAAAGCGCCTCAGCGCCCTTCTGTGGCCCGTGTAGCGCCGTTTATGTACAGTAGTAGTAGCGCATTGAAGCCGCAATAAGGAGCCATGCCATGTACAACGAACCAACCTATACCCGCAGTGGCACGACCGACCAGAGCGCCCGCCTGTGGGCGTTTGTCGCGTTCTCGATTCTGGCCGTCGTGTTCATCTTCGGCGGCTTTGGTGTTTCCGTCTGGCTAGGTGGCAAGGAGTGGGCGCGCTGGTATGGTGTGGCCGTCGGCGTGCTGGTTGTGCTGGCCGTGCTGTACGGCGGCATTCATGCAACGATGGCGCTGTTGGTACGGTTCGGCCACGGCATCGCCCAGAGCAACGCGGATCTGCTCCACGCCCACGCCATGAGCGGGGCACAGCAGGCGCGAGCGGTGACGGAGGTTGTGCGCGGCGTCAACCAAATGAACGCCGCCGACGCCAAGACGCAGCAGGACATTTTGAGCAGCTACGGCAAAATCGGGGCCATGTACGAAAAGCGCCTGGCGGAACTGGCTTACCGTGCCAACGACGCCGAGCAGCGCAACCGGCTGGCCGAAGTGGAGCCGGACGATACGCCGCAATATGCGCTACCCCTGGAAGGCGAACAGGCAACCATGTACAGACTACCAAAGGTGAGCTAATGGCAAGCAACTGGCGTACAGAGTGGAGAAGCAAAGCGCGGCAAGGTGCAAGACGCAGTCCCGCCAAAGCGAAGGCAAAACCGGCAGGCATGCATACGTTCGTAGTGCAAAAAGCGTACTGCACCCCGGCGCGTGACACCATTTACACGGCGCTGGAACCACGCGGCGTTGAAATTCTACGTTACAGCGAGGGCGTCCACACGGTTGGATCACCGCCCCAACCGGCGGCGCAAGAGGCGCGGGTGGCGGTGCGCACGTCTCAAGCGAATTGGGCGGAGTACTTAATGGAGCGGACGCAGAAACTTGCAATCGTGGGCGGCGTGATTGACCCGCGCAACCAAGCATGGGCGGCAAAGTACGGCGGCAAGCTGCCCACACCGTGGATCGAACCGACATGCAAAGAGGGTCACGCGGCTTGGGCAAAAAAGAGAGGCAAATAACACAGCGCACCCGACGCCGCCAACAGCGACGCAGACGACGTTGACTGCCCCGGCTGGCTTGCGCTGGCCGGGGCTTTTTTGTTCTACGAATAGAACACAATGTTAAGGGTTTCACGAGTTTTCAAAACTCACACCAAAAAGGCTTGACATTGGGCGTAAACGGGTGTATACTGGTGACATAGGGCAGCACGGAGCGGCCCACGGGAAACAGGAGAATGGACGATGAAAAGCAACAAATGGGAAGTCTGTGAGTTCAGCGCACGCCTGGCAAATGCGTATCAAAATGTGACCTACGGGAAACCAGACGTGTTTGATGTTGTAGAAACACACGAGTCATTATTGGCGGCACTAGCCAGCGCAGCCAATAATGACGGTGACACCACCGTTCGCGGCAACGGTGCAGATTTTCGCAATCGGGAGATCGGCTGGGCACTGGCGGATGCCACAGAAGCAAAACGCCAGCGCCCGGACTTGGACGACGAGCAACTAGCAAAACTTGCGCAAGCGGCCACCGGCCTGCCCGACGAAATTTTCTACGCACCGGCAGCGGTGCGTGTGCGTCATCTGCTGAAATAGAACCACCCAGCCCGGCATCCCCCGCCGGGCAACACACCAAACCAGGGCGCATCGCGCGCCATAGTCGCCGAGAGAAATAGGATGATGAAAACTTTGAAGCGACTAACCGACAGGGAAATCATGGTTCTAGACATGGAACCAGCGACCTGTCGGGAAGTGGCTACGATCAACATAAGACTAGCCAGCATCGCCGCCAGCTATCGAACAACCGTCGCCAAGATGCGCAAAATTTGCGCACCGGTCAAGAAGGGTTTGTACCGGGAGAAAATTATTTTGTGGTTGATGCGAGACGGGAGATAAAATCATGAAGGTTTATGATTTGGCGTATCGGCGGGCAAGCGCGGTCTTGCTATAGGTGATATTGTCGCCAGTGTGTACAAACGTTATCCATTGTACAAGATTGTAAAACTTTATCATCGTGTCGCATGGGTGCGACCGTGCGATGAAGATGGGGGACGGGAAGGCCCAATTCAAAAAGGTATACCTTTCCATATTTTGGTTCGTTATTATTAAGGAGATCAAATGCCCGGCAACGGAACCAAATTACTACGCAGTGGCCTCAGCGCCGCAGAATACGAGTATGTCATGGACACGCTCACGCCAGATAAGCGTCGCACCGTCCTGCTCGCCGCCGCCGACCGCGAGAGCGGCAAGCGGTGGCAGGAGCTTACCGCGGCGCTGTCGGAGAAAGAAGACTCGGCACTGTCCACCTGGCCGGTCTTCGTCGGCGGCGACTCAGTGGACATGGATCGCTTCATCCTGGACGTGTGGGAGCGTCCAGTCACGCCGGCCAATCTGCGCCAGACGGTCGAGGCATTCAACGCCTGGTACAAGATCGTTGCACCGGACGAATACCACGAGCCGGAGAGACCGCAGTTTATGCGAGACTGGGAGTGGTGACGCCTCAGATAATGGACGACGCCCGCCCTCACCCGGCGGGGTTTGTTTGGCGATCAAACCAGATAGCCCAACAAATCGACGGCCCACACCTCTGCCGTCGCGTCGCTGCCGGTCTCGATTGCCAACGTAAACGCAGCGCCCGCGGCATAGACCGGCACGGCGGCGTCTAGCACGCTATCGTGAATCGCCACATCCGCCGCAGCTATCGTGTAGGTGACGCTGTTGAGATAGTCGTCATAGGTGCTGGCGTTGCCACCAAACGAAGCAACCGCCTGAGTGGTTTTGACGACCACCGTATAGGTTGTGCAGCGGATCACGACCTGTGTAACGACTAGCGTTTTGCCGGCCGGCACGACGAACAGGGTTGTCGCGGCGATTGCCGTGGCGTCAATGCCGGTTACGGTCGCCAGTTTGGTGACTGCGTTCTCCCTCAGTTTCACGGCCATAGCACTGGCTCCTCGTCAAAAAATACGAAATCATCCTCAAACACCAATAACCGATCTACCGTCTCAATCGCGCCATTGAACCAGCCATGGGCATCAACGTAACGCGTGATGTCACTCAGCACCGTGTCGTCATTGCGTACGCGCACCGCCGCGCAGGGGATGGCATCGCCAAAATCAATGGCGTCAATCAGATCAATGGTCAGCGGTGTGGCGTATATCTGGCTCACGCCGGCCGCGGCAACCGCCGTGTTGGTGGTTGGATCGACGCCCGTAAGCACCCAGGCCCATTCACCGCTTGCCGCCGGCACATAGGCGGTCAGGTCGATGTCGCCGCCTTGCCAGGTATCCCACGCGCCATTGTAGTAGTAGCGCAACGCGCCTACATACACGCTCAGCCCGCCGTACCAACTCACGCGACCTGGCTCCAGGCGCAAGGCTTCGACTTCGTATTCCAGCCCCGTGCCGATGCGGTGTGTGTGTTTGGCGACGGTCGTCACCGTCTCGCCGGCGGTCGCGGCTTCAGCCCGTACCGTGTCTACATCGTAGACGACCAACTGGTTGCCCTCGCGGCGCATCCGCACCGGCAGATTGGCCCGGCGTGGCACTCGGTAGGCGTCGCGGGCGATGGTGGTCGTCTGCTGGCCGGTCGCGCCGACGCGGACGAACACAAACGCGGAGCGGTTGGGCACGTCCACGGTGATGGTCGCGTCCGCGTTGACGCGACCTAAGATCCCGGCAATCCACGAACGCTGCTCGCTACCGCGCCAAGCGTTGTCGAACAGGCGGCGGATGTCGTCATTGGTTGCACTCATGCGTTTACGCCAACTCTCGGCAAGGCGAATCCATTCGCCGGTCCATTTGTCCAGCCCGACGATCCGCCCGGCAGGATACTCGCCAGATTGCCTACTCGACTCACGACTGATGTAGCGAAATTATCTACGGTGGACTGGATGACGCCAGTCGTAGAACCACCAGGTGATACGGCGCGCACCAAAAACCAGCTGGCCACGTCAGCCGGCCACCCGTTAGGCGTGTTGTATGCGGCACAGTTGCCCAGAGAAATGTTGCCCGTGTTGCTAACGGATTGTCCTGCCAGGCCGCTGTCGAAAAGACTCGCCCAGGTCGCTCCCTGGTCATAGGACTCCATTAGCTCATAGAATGTAGACGTGCTATTGCGCATCCAGGCCATTACATGGTCATCGTCAAACGTGCGTTTGTTGAAACGCCACAAACTCGAAAAGCCGCCGTAACCGCTAGGCAGCGTGAGTTGCGTTTTGGTGGCCCAACCATCCGTGGAAACATATCCTAATGGTCGTGTATCACCACTGATTGGTCCGTGCATTCCGTAGCTGGCGGATGCAGCGTCCGGGAATGGATGCAGTAATGAGAAGTCGCGCCGATTATTGCCATCCGGTTCAAGGCTTTGCACTTTCGCCCAGGTCAGCCCGCGGTCCTCTGAAACAAGTACCTGAACAAAGCGGTTGCCGATCACTGGCGTGGCGCGCACACAGTAAATTGTGCCAGGACTGCTGTGGAAGGTGTCCATTGCGTACAATGCAGAATGACAGTAACCACGCGTAGAACTCGTGAATGTTTCCAGCAGGTAATCCGTATCGATCTGCGTCCAATTCGCGCCATAATCCTCAGTAAGCCAAAAATAACCGTGTTGATAGGTTGTATTGAATGTTTCAGCCGCGTTGGGGCCGGTGGCAACCGTGAGCGTACCTGGTTGGCTGGGATAATGCGACATACACTGAAATGTTACCACGCCGCTGGCCGGTGTGGCGTCTGTAGCCTGTACGGTTGATAGCGCCAATACATTCGTCCACGTTGGCGTCGTGGCCAGTAAATCTGCGCACCAGAAAATCGCTGTAGAAGTTTTTAACCAGCCGCCCACCGTGTCCGCGCCGGTGTGGACATATTGCAAATCTTCGATATTACCAGAAATGCCGGAATCAATCAGCGCCCAGGTTGGTGAGGAGTCCAGTACATCCCAGGTGCGCATAATATGTGCGCCATCCCATAGTACATATCCAGCCGGTACTCCATAATAGACGGTCGGATCACCAAATGACGGCGGAATCCACTCCTCCACTGGCGGCGGCACCCACCAATCCCCATCGGGCACCGGCTCCGCCGCGCTCGGTATTACTGTCACCGCCGGCGTGCCAGATGTCTCTCGCTCCCATACCATCTCAACCGTTTTCACCAGCCCCGTCCGCTGATGGTCATAGCGAATGTTGAGTTCCGCCACTAGCCCGCGGCGGTCAAACGTCTGGCCAGGCGTGCGCTGCGCCGCACCCACCACCAAGCGCACCCAGGTCAGATCCGCCGGCTCGATGCCCAGATCGTCGCCGGTCGCCAGCGACACCGTGAATTTGCTTTGTGGCGCGTTAATGCGCGCATAGCGGTGGCCGGTAACGGTGTTCAAGTCGGCTTGGCTAATGGCTAGTTGCTCGCCGTGCGTCATCTCCTGCTCACCCTGGCCCGGCGTGTGACCTGGCGACTCACAGAAAAATACTTCGATCTCCGGCACGCTCTGCGCCTTGATGGCGCTGCCGCGTAGCCAGTAGACGCGCGGGGGGCGTGTGCGTTCGTAGCGCACGGCTGACCAGTCCGCCAGCGTAATGGTCGCCTGCTCGGTGGCTGTGCGGTCGGCGGTATCCTGGAGCATCGGATCAACCACCGTTTGCAACTGGCCCAGCCGGTTGCAGGTCAGATGGTGGTCGGGCACAATTGCGCCAGCGCGCTGTTCCACCTGGTCAAATAGATTCTGTCCGTCGCTGGCGAGCGCTTGGAACTCGTAATCGTCGCCGGTTCCGCTCCACGTCCAATCTGCTAGTTCCAGCGCCGTGCTGTGCCAGTGCAAAAGATAATGCAAATATTTGTCGATGTTGGGCGCGTTCATCTGTGACCAGTTTTCAGGCGCGTCTTCATTTTCGATGATCTGCGGGAAACCGGGCAGGGTGGCCAGCCGCCCGGCCACATCTACACAGTTTAGTGTTACATCCTGCAAAAATCCCGTGCGCTGGGCCTGTTGGTCAATCGGCTCCTGCTGGATCCAACCGATAAATTGCATGTGGCTACGGTCGCTCTCATCCGCCGGCTCGCTATCCCACAATAGAACAAGCGTGCCGTCGGGATAACTAGCCAGGCTAATGTCCTCGCGTACGCGCACGGCAAGCTGTTGACCCTGCGGCGTGATGCGGTGGGTCTCGATCTCAAAAGCGCGTATAGTTGGATCGTCGTCTGGGTCGATTGCCAACACTGGACAGCGCGCCGTGTGCGTTTTGCCGTTGCTATCCTGCACGGTCAATGACACCCAGCGGAAGCCGGCGGGGAATTCGGCGGTCACATCTTCTTCGTCGCTGTCGCCGGCGATCACATTGCCGTCGCCTAGATTCCAGGCCCAGCCGGTAATCGTCGCGCCATCGGCCACAGCGATCGAGGCGGCGGCGCTAAAAGCAACGTCGAGCAGATCGTCCGCCGGGTCAATCGTGCCGGCCGTGCCCGGCCCACAATTGGCCACCGGCGGCGGCTCAAGGGTCTGGTCGACGTAGGCCAAATCCGAGTCTTTGAACTGTAAGCCATCGGTATCGAAAAACGGGATCTTACTCCAAATGCGGTAGTCATCCAGCACGGTAATATAGGCGTTGTCGATAATGTTAACTTCGCCGTCGCGAACGCCTAGACTACTCCGCCCAATGTAGAGTTCGCTGGCGGTCGGCGCTTTGCGCACACGCTGCCGGCCCAAGTCGTCAAAGCCGGCGGCGCTCCCGAAGATGACAGTCTGGCCAGGGAGTACATCCGTGTACGCGCCAGTGGTCACACCGTCAAAATCAACGGAATTCAGCGGATAGAGCACGCCCGCCGGCTCATTGACGCGAGCGGCGAAAACAATAGACGGCAAAAGTAAAAATAATCTCATACCGCCGCCACCAAATCTTTGACGAGAATTTTAATGTTCCGTGGGAAGATGTTCCAATCCACCTCCGGCCCCGGCTGCGGACGGACCGCCACGCCATTCATGCGCACGTAGCTAAAAATGCGATTGCGCACGTAAACGGTCACGTTTGCAAATAGCACATTGTGCAAGCCGAAGACGGTCAGCACCGTCGTGTAGGTGGCGACTTTGCCCAATAAATCCCACTCCAACTCAACATACAACCCCTGATCGTAGACCGCGCCCGACGCCGCGTAGGTGCGTTGGCTCGCTTTGATGCCGGCGCTGTGTGGTTGCGGCGAAAGAACGGTGAGTGAGCTCAGCGCAACATCATGCCCCACATAGGCTCGATAGTCGCTCAATTTGCCACCCCTCTCAGCACAGAAACCAATTCACCCCGAACCGCCCGCGCCAAATCCTGCTCGTTCATGCCCGGCGTGCCGTAGACGTTCAACGCGCCGATGGTGAGTGAGCCGCCGGCGCGTTGGGCCTGCTGGCGGTTCATCACGTACTCACCCTGATGCACCATGGCCAAGCCCGTGCGATTGACCCAGCCGCCGGTGGCGTAGCCGGGCAGGTTGGCAAGATTCAGCCCGCCGGATGGGCCGGCTTCGGCTTCGGACATAGCCTGCATCAAGCGTTTGTCGCGTTTCGCTAAATCTTTGTTGAACTCGTCGTAGGATTTCAGCATAGCTTTCTGGATGGCCTCCTGGATCAGCAGCCAACCCTTCGCCACCACACCACCCAGCTCCTGCATCTGTTTTAGATGCGCGTCCTCGGCGGCCTTGCGTTCCTCGGCGGCGTGGCGGTCGATCTGCGCCAGGCGTTCGGCCTGGGCGGCGGCCTGCTGTGCCAGTTGGGCGGCGTGGTCTTCCGCCATGCGCGCCAAACGAATGGCTCGATCAGCGTCTTCCTCCGCCAGCCGGCGGGCGAACTCTTCGCGCATGTCGGCAATGCGCTGGTCGTCGGCCGCTTTCGCTTCGGCCAGGCGCTTGGCGTTGGCGCGCTGTTCCTGCGCAATGCGTTCGGCTAGATTCTGCTGCTCTTTCTGTGTGCGTTCCGCTAGTTGGTCGTTTAGTTTGTCAATCTGCTCGCGGTGCGCTTCGTCGGCGTCCGCTTGCTGGCGCTTGAAATTGCGCTGCTCGGTGAACACGGCCACCGCATCCAACCGCGCGGCGGCGTCAAAGAGGCGGTCGCGGTGGTCACGTTCGGCGCGCTCGCGGTTGCGCTGGTAGTCGGCTTCGATTTCCTGGATGCGCTTGTTGGTGTCGGCTTGCGCTTCGGCAATGCGTTGGCCGCTGTCGCTGGTCAGTTCCCCGATACGCTCGACCAGGTCGGCCGCCATCTCTGCATTGCGCCGGCGGCCTGCCTCCTCGATGTCACCGATCTGGCGTAGGAAAGCCTCCTGCGCGCGCAGGCGTTGCCGGCCAAAATCCTCGGCTTCGCGGGCGATGGTGCGCTCGTACTCGGAGATGGTCTGGCTACGTTGGCTCTCGTAGCTGCGAGTGGCGTCCAGGCGCTGCTCGTTGGCGTCGCGTTCGATCTCCTGGATCTGGCGCGCAAAGTCAATCCTGGCCTCGCGGCGGGCAGCGAAATTTGTGTCCTGCTCGACCATCGGGTCTTGTCCGCCTGTTCCACCGCCAGGGGTTGCGGCCGGCCCGGCACGCCCCAGGATGGCGTTGCCAAAATCAATCGATGTTTTAATGTACGCGTTAAAATCGCCCGCGCGGATGGCGGCCAGAATTGCGGCGACATGTTGCAGGCTGGCCGCCAGTCCATCGACCTCGCGCGCAATGCCAGATAGCACGGCTGAAACTGCCGGCCCGAATGTCTCCCCGACCACGAGCGACAAATCTCGCCAGGCTTTGCGCGCTTTCTCCGCGCCGGTGGCTTGCGCTTCGACCGATTTTACCAACGCCCCAAACTTCTGCTCAGCGAGGCCCAGAACGGCGTTTTGGTAAACCATCGCGTCAGTCAGGCCGGTCTCGGAGTTTTTTAATTGTTCAACCCTGTTTTGAACCTCGTCAACACCTAGCCCGATTTGGTCAAGCCGCAGCGCCGATTGATTGGCAATGGCAAGCTGCAATTGGCTGATGACGTAATCCAGGCTGCGCCCGGTCGCTATACTAATCCCGCGTGCCGCGGTGACGAAGCGCTCCATCTCCTGCGTTGTGTCGGCAAACCCAATCGCCTGGAGTGATGTCACATCAGCCAGCGCCTGCGCCTTGCCGATCACGCCGCCGGTTACACGGTCGTAGGTTGTTAGCAACGCATTTAACTTCTGTTGCGACCCGGCCAAACTCTCTGCGGCCACGTTCTGCCGCCGGTAGGATGTAGCCAGCGCGTCTGATTGTCCGACAAAGCGCGTGATCGCCACCAACGCAGCCGCACCGCCCACGATGCCGAACGCGCCGCCCAGACGCGTGAGTGAGGCCGACAGACTCCCGATACCAGCCTCGGCCTTTTGTGTGCCGGCGGAAATGCCACCCAGCGACTGCTCGATTTGGCGACCCAGTTGGCGCGCTGTTTGCGCTGCGCTGCGCAGCTGATCCAGGTCGATGACGACGGAGCCATGAGCGGCCCCTAACTCTGTGCCGCCGGCAAATCCGCCTGTTACTGCGCCGAAACCCATTAGCGAATCCCCCTCAACATGACTTGCACGTCGGCCCCAATGCGTGGCAGAAAATAATCGAGTGCCGGGAATATCACGGAATCACGCCCACCGAATTTTAGTTCGAGAAATACGCCATAATCCTGGCCATGCCCCAGGATGATGACTACGGCCTGATCGGCAATCTCCAGCACTTCGCTGTGTAGCGTGCGGCGCGCCTCGCCCGTGCGGTCCGTCCACGGCGCGTTGTCTTTCATCCATGATTCTATTTCGCCGGTATAGCGCTCCGCCAGCACCAGCACCCCCCGCCGGATGGCTAGTACGTAGGCTTCGGTCAGTTCGCCCAAAGCCTGTTCTGGCCGGCGTTGCCATATGAAGGGCATTAGCCCACCTCGTCGAATATCACACCATCGACCCCGCGCAACATAGCTGTATCTGCGTCCGGTTCGGCGTTAGCCGGCAGGCGGAATCCCTGGTCGAGTAGTTGCGCCATCGTGTATCTAGGCTTCATGTCGTCGCCCACTTTCTCTAGTTCCTGCGCCGCGTTTTCGATGGCCAGTCCTAGCAGCGTCACCGCATTGTCGAATTGCAGCGCCGCCCAATCATCCTGGATTTTCACTAAGCTACTCGGGCGCTGGCTCGTCGTCTTGGCCGTCACGTACAAGCTCCACATCTGTCGCTTGTTGGTCACGAAAGCGACGCAGCACCGCCGCGGGCTGAATGGCAAGCTGATAGATCGCGACCTTATCGCTAAAGTCGAGATCATCGAGTGAGATTTCGTCATCCGCCTGCGGGGTGTCCACCACGCGCGGGTACAGCATGGCGGCCGGCACAACCACGTTCACCAGGTCGATAAACTCGTGGTCTATCTCGCTGCGCGCGGCAATCAGGCCGGCGTCTGGTCCATCCCACAGGATTTTTGCCGCCGCCGGCGTGAGAATGTCGGGGATGGAACCGCTCGCGATCAGCATGTCGAGCGCCACCGGACGCAGGCGCACAGTGTTGCCGGACGTGATTAGCTTAATCACGTAACCTTCCTCGCGCGGCTTGCGCCACTCGTTACCCGGCGTAGGGGTGTCCGCCATTACAGTCCTCCGGTGCTAGTACGCAGAGGAATCTCGAGGCCGGTGGCAGCGGTGAAATTGCGCAGGCGAATAATCCCATTGGCCGTGCCTTCATGCACCGCTTGAAATTGGGCCTGCGGAATCAGGTAGGTGTCCACCTGTGCCGAGTATTGCAGGTTACCGGCCAATTTGCATTTGGGCGCGAAAATATGCAGGTCATTCGTGCCGCCACTGCCCACCACCCTGCCTGCAATGGCGACATAGGGCACGTCATCATTCTCACCGACAAAGAAGTCTTCGTAACTGGCATTCGATACCAACGTACCGCCAAGCAGAATGTCGAGCAAATTGAGATCGACGGCGGCGTTGCTAAGGCGGAATGTGGCCGCCACCAAACGAGTGTACCGATCCAAAACTACGTCATCCCCGCGCAATTCGTCCGTCTCCATCTGGAACTCAACGGACATCTCGCGCGCGCCCAGCACGTCGTAGGCGGTGCCATACGAAGCGGGCGAAGTCCATGAGGCCACTTTTAGATCGCGCAACCCTCTGTGGAACGTTTGCAAAGGCATTGTATAAACTCCTTATCCAAAAATACTCACAATCAACCAATCTTGTCGCGCCATGCACGCGCCGGTCAGTGCGCCGACATCGCGCTGTCGGTCAATCACGTTGACCAGTTGCGCCGGAAACGCACCGGTGAACTGGTAGCCATAGAGCAGTACAAACACCCGCGCCATCGCTGTGTCAAGGCCGGCGTAACCGGCTCCGCTGTCGGCGTAGAACCAAACCTCCACCACCTGGCGCGTGCTGATCTTCTGCACCATTTCGTCCTGTAGAATCCCATCGGGTATCAAACCGCGTTGCTTGACCAGCGCACAGGGTTTCAGCCATCCAGACCCGTCGAACGCGGCGGCGGTCTCGCGCGTGATGCCTTCCAGCCCTACAGCGCTGTATTGGAATATGCCGCCGGTCAGCGTGGCCAACAGCGTTACGTCATTTAGGCGTGTGGCGACATCCGATTCACGACTCATCTGTCATCGCCTCAACGAAGCTAACAAAATCCGCAATAAACTCAGAAGTCGGCTCGAAACCGTATTTCTCCATCATCACGCGGCGCACCGTCTCCGCGTCTCGCACCAGTGGCAGCGCGCTGTAGTATTTTGCGTTAGCGTCGTAAATCTCAACGCCCGTTGGCTGGGGCAATCCCAGCCGCTGCATCAAGTGGCCGGCCACTTCGTTTGGCCGCTGGATCAGCGCTTCCAGATTCACAATCTCGCTCGGCGTGTCGGTCACGTGCAACATGTAGAAAATTAGCGCATACGCCTGGCGAATTTGCGCCAGCGCCGTCTCCGTGTCCAATGCGTGCGGTGCGGCAAGTTGACTTTGCACCAACGCGTGCCAATCGCGGCTCATCACCAGCGCTGTAGTCTCATAGCCAGCGCCTTTTAGATTACGGATTATGGCGCGCAAGTCCGGCCATTCTCCGCGGTGCGGCAAACTGCGCCGCCAGACAATGAGCGGTTCGGCAACCGGCAACCCGTGATCTAGCCGCTGCTCGTGGCCATCGTCGCCGTAGCAGCCGGCGGAAATGAGCAGGCAAGTCATCAGCCGCGTGCCGCTCGATTCGGGGCCGAGTACGAGAAATGCGCGCTTTGTCATCCGGTAGCCTCCCCTATCCCCTGAACCTCACCCAGCGTGAGAATTATGTCAACGATTCTTAGCTGATCCGAACCGTAAACGAACCTGTAACCCTCCGCCATGTTAGTGTCCGCAACCGTGGCGTGATTACGCACACCAAACACCACCACACGCCGCACCGGCGCAAGACCGGCGGCGCTCGTGGCCTGGCTGGCGTTGCTGTCGGATTCGAGCCGCACCGTTTGCGCGGCCAGGGTTGTGCCGGCCGCGGTCTTGAACGCGACCGATGCAGGCTTGTCCTGAATGCGCTTCCACGCCAGGGCGGCGCGCTGGGCCTCGGTTGCGGTCGGGGTAGGCGCGAGTGCGCTGGCGACGCCGAACCAGGAAGATAGGCTGATGCTCATGGGTTCACCCAACCGATCTCTGTGGCAGTATTGAGGAGAATCGCTGCCAGTTGATCGCTAATTTTGAATCTCTCCATACTGACCCTGATAGACTCGGCAAAATCACCATTCCCCCGTTCGCTAGCCGCTTTCCAGTCACACAACATTTCGATTACATCAAGCAAACTCATGTCATCGACGCCATCCGGCCAGTACTCTGGATGATGGCTGTTGTGCTCATAGTGATGTTGAATGATCGCCTTGAATGGTGCGAAGGCCGCTCGATGCTCCGGCGTGCCGTACTGCAACCCTTGCAGCGCGTCGGATAACCCAGCATAGCCGGATAGCTCCGGCTCCTGTAGTTTGCTGGCATCGTGGCGGGCAGCCCGCCCGCGTAACAGATCAGCACAGAGGGATAAATAGCCTTCCACCCTTGCGATATGCTTTCGTGTGTCCTGTACGCTTTTTAGTAAGCTACTGGTCATAATCCTGGGTACTCCTTCACACGCGCCGGTATGCCGGCTGTTCGCCCAAAGCGCGCCGCACTACCCGCACCCAACACGACCGCCGCGGCAAGTTCATCCTGCCAGAATTTGAGCGCCTTTTCGACTTTGGCAAACATCTGGCCGGCTTTCTCCTCGCTCTCGTTTTGGCGATAGTCATTTAGCGGAATTACCCCAGCCAGGATGCGCCGAAAGACAATCACGCGCGTGTAGGCGGTCAGGCTGACCCCGCTGTATGTCTCGCCGGCTTCCGTCCAGATGTCGTCAATCGATGCATCCGGCAGACTGGTTGTAGTAGTGTTAGTATCGGCCCGTAATCTGTCAGCTTGCGATTGCGTAGCGACTGTGAGCGCCATCGGCCACCCCCTCGTAAGTACTCAACGCCTGCCCGGCGAACTTGCGCCAGTCATACATGGCACGCACCCGCGGCGCTTGGCTGTACGCCCGGCGTAATAACTGCTCTCGTTCCAGCGCCACGTAGCGCATGGCCTCGGCCACATCCGCAACATCCACCTCAGCCCACTCGCCAAGCGGCTGGCCTTCCAACCGTTTGGCCCCGCGCCAATCTGCCGGCACGAGTTTGTAGGGTATTGGCACGCCCCACTGTTCGATACCGTCAGCCGTGCCGCCCCAGCCGGTGGCGAGTGCGATGCCACCGGTCGCGGCAAACTCACGCGGCGGCAAGCCGAAGCCTTCGCCCTTGGTGGGGAATACCAGGCAATGAGCGGATAGGTACAATTCGTATAACTCCGTCTCGCTCATGTCCCGTTGCACTATCTCAACATTCGGATTCGTGATGTGCATCTCAACACGCGGTGTCCGGCATTTGAGAATCAACCGGTATTCTGGATCGTCCCCAAACGCCCGCACAAACGCATGGAGCGCCACCAGGCCGCCTTTGCGAAGTCCCCGATCCAGGAAGGCCAGGAACGTACACGGCCCATCCGTGTTGCGCGCCGCGGGTTGGTAGATCTCGTTGACGCCCAGCGGCGCAATATGGATTGCAGTGGTAATTCCACAATCCAAAAATACATCGCGGCAAAACCGGCCCGGCACAATCACCGCGTCCATCGTGTTGAGCGTCTCCGCCCACCCCGCCGGCAGGCGACTGCTCTCGAACATGGTCAGCGCCACGCGCGGCCCAATTTGGGTTAGCGCGCCATGCCGGGCATAGGTGGCCGGATAGCCCAGCATGATCCCACCCAGCGCCGCCCGGATGGGCTGCACCGTGATGGCCGCCACGTCCGCCGGTTGGTTAGGGTGACGATTGTCGCCCAGCGCAAACAGGTTGACGTGGCAGCCCAGCGCAGTAAGGCCGCGGGCCAGTTGGATGCAGATCAGGCCGTAACTATCACAGCCGTCTATTGATCCAGGAGTACAGACATTAATGATCGTCATAGGCTAGGCGGTCGGGAAAGTGATCTCTTCGACGCTTCGTTCCGGGTCAGCAAACAGCCCGAAGTAGGTATCATACACATTTTGGAACATGAACCGGCTGGCGTCATTGTCCTGTCCGTCAAGCCCGAAGTCCTGCTTCACGTATGACTGATAGTCGATCCCGCGGTACTGCTGGCTGATCAGATAGCCCATGCCGGCGGTCACACCGGTGTACGTGGTCGTCTTGCTGCCCCGCGTGCCCGTCCAACCATCATAGGCGATGACAGCGCGGATCATGTCGATTGCGCTGGATTGCCGTGCGATCCCTTGCTGCGCAACCCGTTGCAACGCCTTTTCGACGATAAACATCTCCGCGCTGCTAATGAGCAGGACATACGGGCCACGCCGTGGGTTGGTCGCATCGGTTTTGGCCGCCACGATGGCGTCCTCAATCGTCAGCATGAAGTCTTCGACCAAGGTGTCGCCGCTCGGATTCGGGCCGGTTTGATTGCCCGCGCCGTAGGCGAAATTGAGAATTGGCGACAGGTGGACATGATTGAGCAGCGCATTGTAGGCAATGCCGGCCTGGCGCTCGATAATCGGCACGCGCCAGAGTTGATTGTACGTAACCAAATCCTTTGAATACTCGATACCGACGCCGTAATGGCGGATGCGCACCGTGACTTCCGAACTGGTCACGCTGGCAAACTTGACCTCGCCACCCTCGAAGATTTCTTCCAGCACCACGCCGCCAGGGCCGATGCGAAAAACGCTGATGTTTTCCGGCAATGATGCGTCGCGGATTTCGTCGTAGATCGGCGTGTAGAGGATTGGTTCCTCATCACGCCCGGCGTCAACCTCGAAGCGCCGGCGCTCGTTCCACTCAGCGCCGAACGTGTCGGTGCCGATGAACTCATAGATTCGTCCGCCGTTCGGGTCGCGAATCTCACGCACCTGGTCTTGTAGGCGGAAGTCGCGCGGAAACGCAATTTTCGCGCGCTGCTTGGCCAGGTGCTCCTTACTGTAAATCTTGATCATGATAATCCCTCCCTAGCTCAACAGCGCGTTATGCGCAATCATAACGCCCGTGACGATATTATTGGCATCCTTCGCAGCCGTAGCCTTGAAAAACGCCAAATGGCCGGCCCCGGCGGACGTGGTGTAAGCCTCGTCGTCGGGGTAATGGCCGGTGACGGTGGCGACCGTGATGTACACAATCGCGCCCTTGCTCACACTCAGGCCAGCCGGCACTTTGAACTGATATTCGCGGTCATCGGCAATCAGCGCGATACTGTCGCCGCTGTCGCCAGACTCGCCCGCCAGACCAAGCCAAGTGTCCGCATAGATGACGCTGCCTTTGGCGACGGTGTAGAGCAGATCCACGTTGACGGCACGTCCATCTCCCTCAAACCAGGCATTGCTGCCCGCAACAGTTGTAGCCATAGTATCCCCCTATTTCGCCAGCCCAACGGCTGTGATAGTCCACGCGTTGCTATTCACGACATCCGCAAACAGACAGGCGGTGCGTCCGAACAACTGGTACTGCTTCAGGTCGGCAGTATCCGCCGCGTTTGCGCTCAGTACAGTCACCTGATCCACGTATGCCCCATCGATGTTGCTGATTTGGAGCTTGAGCGTGGTCGTGTTGACCGTCCCCTGGTCGATAATGTAATGCAGATCAACGGTGTTGTAACCGTCAATGTTAATGCAGACACGAGTGTCCTCAGTCAGTCCGGTGGGGCTGGCCCAGAAATTCAGCACCTTCGGCGCGGGCTGACGCGGGTACTGCGTGATTGGCGTCACGACTGCGACCGGCGCACCCTGCACGCTCGGCATTGGCGCAGCCAACATCGGTGCCAGCAACGCAATTGTCAGAACAATGGCCAGCAGTGGCCAGAAAAGTCGTTTGCTCATGGTTATGCCTCCACTTTCGGGATAACAAAATACTTGTTTCCGTTACTCTGCGCTTGCACAGTCGTGCGTTGTGCCGGCCCCATCGTCTCGCGCACGTGGGTGGCGAGCAGACCCTTGATCGCCTCGCTTTCCAGCACGGCCTTGACGGCCGTCTCGGCGTCGGCCACGGTGGCGGGATTGCGGGCTGCGACCAGCTCGGTGACGAGCGGGCGCATGGTTTCGAGCTTGACGCCGGCGCTCACCAGTTCGGTGATCTTCGTAGCGACGGCGACTTTCGCCTGTTCCGTCTGCGTGCGGCGCATCTCTGCAATGGCCTGCACCGGATCGGCCTTGTCGTCAACGCCCAGCGCCTCACGGATGGCGGCGACCTGTGCCACCTCCGGCGCGGGCTTGACTTCGGCAAGGATGGCGTTGCGCACGGTGGCCGGCAGCAATTGCGCATCCTCGACGGTCATCTCGCGGATAATTTGTAACTTATCCAAAATTACCTCCTCCTCTTGCGAGGAATCTTCTGTCATTTCGGTTGTTAAGTGCGGCACGCTGGCCAGGTCAGGAATGCCGGCCCGGTCGGCTGGGGCAAAGTCGATTTGTCCCAGCCTCAACGTGTCCGCTTTCATGCGATACGCTTTTAGGGACTCGTCCCAGGTGCCTTCGGCTTGCGCATCGATAGACGTGGCGATGGACTTGCTCAAAGCTCTGTATTTCAATATACGCTCTCTAGCGTCCTTTGAAACATAGCCCTTCCCCCAGATGGTATCACCCTCTCTCAGGGCACCCACCCAGTGAACGGCTTCCGGCTTAAAGGCCGTCGCACGTTCCGTTTCGCTCAGGTGGCCAAATAAGCCCGCTGGCTTGTTGGCCACCGTTTGGCGCATTAACTCCATTACAAAGGCCTCGTCATAATAGCGATTATTCAGCGACTTTGAGTTAACCTTCGCAATTGGCAACGTAATAAACTGTGGTTCATCGTCCCCGGCAATCAGGGCTGCGTAGTCCACATCCGGCGCTATCGGCACGTTGGGGTAGCTGCCGCGCAGTTCCGTGATAGCCATGATGTCGGTGAATGCACCCTTGAACTCTTGTACTCGTTCCATGTCTACCCCTTCTTGTCAGCTGCCGACTTCGCCCCTTGCGCGGTCAGCAACTTGTCAAGCTTTGCCTCGATACGCTCCATGCGCGCCGCGGCGTCCAGTAATGGTTGCAATGCGGCCTGCAATTTCTCCAGGCGTTCCAGAATGGCGGTAATGCTCTTCGATACCATGATGATCTCCTAACGCTTGCTTCCTAGCCATTCCCCGAGTTCCTCGGCTGGCACATCCCGATTCGCCAAAATACATTTGCAGTTTGTCCGGCATACGGACGCTTCGCCAGGCACCGGCAATTGACCGGCCATCGTCCAGCCCTGATCATAATAACCCACACAATCGTTACAATGCTCCGCTGCCCCCAACACCCGCCGTTCGATACTCACCATACCGGCTTGCCGTGGCCGGCGCTCGCGCTCTGCGGCCCAAAATTGTGTGCGGGCATTGCCGGCGTACAGGTTTGCCCGGTTCAGCGCCTGCGGAAGCGTGACTTTGCCCTCTTGGATTTCTAAAGCGAAATGTGTCAAATAGCGGTAGTCACTTTGCAACTTGCCGCCTACAGCGCCCCAGTCCCGCTGCGTCATCCTGTCCCATCCGCCGGCACCTAGCGCCCTGTTTTGGCTATGCAATTGCCGCAACTCGGTGCGCATCTGCTCCGTCCATACGCTAGGGCTGATCCGGCCCTCGTGTAGCGCTTCGGTCAGATTCGCCAGACTCTGCTCGCCGTGCCGCACTTGCGCATCCAGTTGGCTGACGATGTCGCGCCTGGCAACGAAGCGGCCAGAAGCGGCGCTGCGGTAGCGAGCGACGTTTGGCGAGAATGTGTAGCCGGGTAACAGGTCAGGCATTTTCCGCCCTTGCGTCCAAAAGCCGCTTGAATCTCGCCTGCACCGCCGGGCTGGCTATCCATGCCTGCCGCGCATCCGCTATCGCCTCGTCACTATCCGGCGCAGTCCACAGTTCGCCGGGCGACGGTATCCACGTAGCCGGGTCAGCGCCGGCGGGCAGGTGATCCAGCACCCAGCGTACAGAGCGTTCCGCTTCGGCCAAATCAAGCCCGATGTCCACGAGCGTGCGCAGTTGGGATTCAACCCATGCCTGATGTTGGTAGCGTTCAGTTGGCATCAATTATCCTCTACCTGCTCGTAGGTAGCCGCGAAAATGTCTGACTTGCAAGGATAAATTTCACCCTTCACCCCTCTAATGATCCACTCCCCGGAATTCGCACGCATTTTGCCCTCAAGCGTTTCAATGGTTAGGTACGGATTTTCGCCATCCTGAAAATAAACAACGCCGTTTTTAATGGCATCAACAATCCATTCGGGGTCTTCGGTCTGGTCTGGCCCACCCGTCCACAAAAACGCCTCAATCACAACCGGCTTTTTTTTGAACTTTGCCATCAGCGCACTATCTCCTTGACCTGCTCTAAAAAATCGTCAATCACCACCAGCCGCCGGCGCTGCGCTGCGTCCATCTCCTGGACTCGCGCCATTGTGTCCGCGTACTGGTTCAGGTTGCCGCTCATGTGTTCGGCAATCACCACGGCCTGGCGCATGGCCGTGGCGGCTTCGGCCATCTCGGTTAGGCGCATAATCGCGGCGTCCAGTTGCGCGGTGTCCGTCTCAACAATCACACTGCCGGGGATGAGTGAAACGGCGTGTAGGATGCGTTCGCTGAGACCATCCAGTAAGGCCGCTATCCTCGCCAACATGGCCGGCGTCAGGTCGGGCTGCGCCGGCTCGATACTCGCTTGCGCAAAATCCTCGTTCTCGGTGCCCCAAACGATGTACCCGCCGGCATCCCGCGCCGCCACCCCGCCCACGGCCATGTAGTGGCCGGGGATGGTCGTCTCTTGCGCCGCCGCCCAACCTGCGAACAAGGAGCGGTCAAGATTCAGGATGCGATAGCCGATCTTCTTGCCGGCGTTGCTGCGGCCGAGCCGGGCGTCGGCGGGTATACGTTGGGTCATAAGTTTAGTAAGTTATCACCATGCCCATGTCTTATATGGATACGGCCGCACAATGTTCGCCACAGCCGTGCGATCTTTGGTATGCACTTGGATGTAGTATCCCCAATTCTCACCGGCTTTCAGTTGCTGGCTGGCTGGCAGCTTGGCGGCGGCTTGTTGGATGAGTGCGGTGAGTTGCTCGAAATTGAGCAGGCTGCCAATGTCCACTGCTACGTACTCGGTGTACTCGTCATCGTGCGAGTAGCGGTCATGACGATCCATCGGATTCAGAAACATATCGCCTCCTAAAGCGTAATCGCGTCCGCTAACGGCCAGTCCCAGAGCAGGACAGCCTTTGCCGTAACATCATTCGTAAATGCGTCGATGGTGAGATCGACGATGGCGACCCAAACTGTGCCCGTTCCCGGCTTACGGGTATCGTGTAGGGCATCGATGGCGGTCATGACGAGCGTCTCAAACGCCGTCGCATCAAAATCCGGCAGCGTGACGCCACCGCCGCGCACCGGCGTCGCATCGGGATCGACATCCGGCGGCGGCCAGTCCCACAGCACGCCCGCGTAACAGACCGGCGTGCCCGCATTGGGGTGCAATTCCAAGTGTGCGATCCACTGGTCGTGTTCGCGTGGCCGCTCGGTTGCCGTGAGCAAATCAATGGCGTCTGTGACCAGGCCGGCCACGGCGCTAGCGTCCAGTGCCGGCAATGACATACTTCGTACCGCAGTGCCCATGTTAGTCTCCTATAATGACCGGAGCGATAGTCGCCTCGGCTAGAACACGATCTTCGACTCCCCAAACGATGTAGCCGCCGGCTAGCGGTACATCTACGCCGCCCAACACGATGTAGTAGCCTGGTACAGCCGTCTCCGCCACGTTGGCCGTGTCAAAGTGCGCGCTATCGTCGCCGTCAAATGGCCGGCGGTCGAGGCACAACACACGATAGCCCACCGGCTCGCCGGTATGACGCCGGCCCAACTGCGCGGCGGCAGCCACTTTACCCTTGCGCACGTCGCACGCCCCACTGCGCCGTCAGCCGGCCATCCGCCGCAATTTGCGGGATGGCGATGACCACGAAGCCGCGCTCGGCGGCCAGTGATTGGAGTGCCTTCAGGCACTCTTGTAGTTCGGCCTGCTCGGCTACGGCGAGCTTGGCCTGTAGTTCTTCGCGGGTTAGTTCGTCAGCCATTGATTCTCCTAGAGCCAAACGGCATGTAGTGTAATCGCGTACGTCAAACTGCCAGTGGTTCGTGCAACGGATAACTCGCCATTGGCTGCAACGGTAAATGTAAAACCATCTGTCCCGCCGTGGACCGTGACCACAAACGCCGCCCCGTTGGCGGCTCCGCCACTAAAACTATTAAATGTTCCATCGGACGCATACGATACACCTGTCAACCGAACACCTCGAACCACATCTCCCGTCCCATTCGGTATTATCGTTACCGCCGTCCCTGCGATTGCCGTCTTGGTCACAAACAGGGAGCCGCCTGTCCCGTCGTGGCCGTGGAGAATACCTTGCGGGCTGGTAACGTTGATGCCCACCAGTCCATTTTCGTCAATCCGTACGCGCTCCGTGTTATTGGTGTCTATTTGCAGCGGATGATTACTCGCTATCCCCACGCGCCCGCTTGACGCACCAGCCAAAAACTTAATCGTTGCGCCATCGCTGCGCTGCACGATAAACTCCCCCGCGACGCCATCGCCATAGACGTGCAGGAGCTGCCCGCCGGTGACGCCGCTAGGGCTGGCTGTGCCCATGCCGATATTGCGCCCGCCGTCCTGAATGAACATGCCTAAATTCCCGCCGTCATCTTCCAGGCGCAAGCCCGACGCGCTGCGCGCCGCGTAAATGCCGCCGCTGATTTTGCGCCCACTGCCTATGTCCCAATCGCCACTCAATGCCCGCGCCCCGCTGGCTAGTAGATAATTTGTCTCCGCCTCGGTCGCAATCGTGCCCAGGCCCAACGTGGTGCGTTGGGCTGTCGTATCGGCGTCGTCAACCAGGTTACGCCCTGCGGTCGTAAATGTGGCAAGCGAAGCCGTGCCGCTGCCGGTGAAATAGGGCAGACGATCCGCCGCACTGGTTAGGCCCGCTAAAGCCGCAAGTTCGGCATCCTGCGCCTGCACGTTCGTGCCGATGACCAAGCCAAGCGTGGTGCGCGCATCGCTCGCCGCAGCATCGTCAATCAACGACCGGCCAAATGTGGTCAGCGTTGCCAGAGCCGCGGTGCCACTCCCCGTGAAATACGGGACGCGGTCGGCGGCACTGGTCAACCCCGCGATGGCGGCCAGTTCGGCGTCAAGCGGCTGGTACGTGGCGCTGTGATCGTGGCCGGCCAGCGCGTAGCCTGCGCCTTCGACGCCGTCGAGCAGATCGGCGTCCAACCCGCTGCCTGTGCCATCCGCGGCCAACACAATGCCGAACACCTCTGTATCACGAGTAATGGCCGCATCGATACGCGCCTCGGCCACCGTGCCGCTGGTGATGTCCTCGCCGGCGTGAACGTGGACAAGCGGTGCGTAGGCTGCATCATGGTTATGGCCGGCCAGGGCGAAATCCGTCGAATCAAGACCGTCCAGCGTATCAGCGTCACCCGCTGCGTGCGTGTGGCCGGCTGTGGCGAAATAGTCCGTATCATGGCCGTCGAGGGTGTCGGCGTCCAATCCACTACCGTCGCCGTCAACATCCAGCAGCTTGGCTAGGATATTGCTGCCGGTGTAGTCTGCCAGTAGAACATATGTACCATCGTGATCATGCGCGCCAGTCGGCGCAGGAGCATTGCCGCTGCCGCCGGCGCTCATCATCACCGTTGACGGGCGCGGTAACGCAATCATCACAAAACGCCCATCAGCGGCGCGCCATTGCATGATCTGGCCGTCGTTGGCCTCGGTCAGCGGACCCGGGCCGTCGGGTAAATCCTGTAGGGTTGGCTCTAGGTGGGCAGTCGTCATAATGATTTGCGCAGCTCCCTCACTGCGTCAATGATACGTCCGCCGGCCAGCACTTCGATTGCGCTGCCGCTGGTCTGGCGTGCGTCGCCGTTGGCCACGATGCGCTCCGCGGCAGCCACGATGGCGGCCGTCTCGGCGTCGGCGTGGTGGCCGTTGGTGTAGACAGTGGGAGCCGGCGTCATCTCCATAATCTCACGCGTCGCCGGTTGCTGATTGCCCGGTGGCGGCTTCGTCGGCTGCACCTTCGCCATGGCCGTGGCCTGTTCCACCGCCTGCGCCTGGCGCTCTGCGCTCTCCTGTTGTGCCTGTTCCAGCACGGCGTCCACATCCTCCACATCGACCGGCGCGAGCAGCAATGCCGTGCGCATATCAAGCAAGCCGGCTTGCAGTGCCCAGGTGAGCGTATCGAGCGTGAGCCGCCCATCCTGCGTCAACTTCTGCCATTGCAGCGCCGGCGTTTCAGCGGTCACGCCTGGCTCGGTCAGCGACAAATAGCCCAGCGCAATCTCGGCAATCTGGGTCAGCCAGCCGGCCACCTCGCCTCGCCGCCCTTCGATGAATTTCTCAAAAACCGGCATTTGCGCGTCGGCGCTGGCCTTGCTGCTGGCGATGGCATTGCCGAACACAAATTCGGGTAACTCGGTGTGCTCCAAAATCAGGTAGAACATCAGGCCGAGAAGTACCTCGGTGTCGCCGGCGAAGTTGCCGGGGCTGGCATACTGGAACTCGGCCCCGCTGACCGTGAGCAGTTGCGACAGGTCAACAGATAGCGCCTGGTACGTCTCCGTGCTGCCATCGGGCAGTGTGTTGTGCTGCGTGCGGGCGTAGAGCGCCCAGAATTTATCCAGGTCAGCCACGGTCTCGAAGCTTAGTACCGGTGTGGGCCGGCCCTGCAACTTATTGCCCTCGATGGCCGCCTCAAACACCTCACCGTACCTGTGCAGCACTTCGATCAGCGCCTCCGCCTCGGCGTGGCCGAATGTCTGGCCCTCGTCGGCCTGGTTGGCCACATGGATAATCGGCAGCCGGCCCAGCAGGTTGGTGAATACCGTTTCTTCGGTCTGCCGTCCGTCAATTTCCACCCGATGCACGCGGCGCTCGGCGGTGTATTCATCAGTCACCGTCATTTTGCGCGCCAGGTCGGTCGGGTGTGACAGCACCTGTGTGACGCGCCAGCCGATGACGTTGCCAAAATCATCCTCGGCTACAATCGGATCCACATCGTCGGGGCGCAGTACCGTAATGGTCAGGTCGGCGTTGACGACCAGGAAGCTGTCAGCCTG